ATTTGAGAATGTTATTGTTTTTTACGACTGTTTTTACGACGAGACTGGGACTTTGAATTCGCCTTAATGACATATCCGCCCCGTGTGCGATTTTTGCGGGGGTTTTTGGATGATTTCCCTCCTACTTTTTGTGGTTGGGTATTCACAGGTGGGTTACCTGTCTTGTTAGTTATTGTGTTCCAAAAATTAAGAAACCGGTTTTGCCACCACGATTTATTTTCTTCCGTTTTAACTTGTTGTTGTTGTGGCAAAGGAGTACTCATATTTATATAAAATAATGATATTTTATATAAAATCTCGCCCAGATTACTTCAATGTTATAAATACAGGCATCATACGCCGATACAAAAATAGTAATCGCCGCCAAATACCACCCGGTTCTTGATACTGCGACTCATTTTGGCCGCGCATACTGCTTCCGCTTCGGCCGCTTTCGCAATGGTATCCCACGTCCCCAACAATTCGTTGGTATCCACCATTCTTTTTTCCACCTTTTTGCCGGTAGATGACGTCGTTCTCACGCTGTCCATGTCTCGTTTCAATACGATACCATAATAGCCCTGTCCACCACCATTGTTTGCCCAAATCGTGGTATACAGCACATAATTGGTATTTTTAAGGTATGATTTCAATTCTTCGGGGTCGTTCTCGGTTTGCGGTTTTTGAACCATAATCTTCCATTTTTTGTATTCGTCAACTAGATCGGAAAACAACGCCTTTCCACTGGGTGAAAAAACGCACGCATGATAAATAAAATTTTGTACGTCGCTCGGTATTGTCGATTTACTGTAGTCAATGTCGCGCAATTTTACTCCTACATACCCGTTGATCACGTTTTTTTGATTTTGTTGTTTCAAACGCGCGGATTTGAAACGGGTGTCCAAGTAAGCCTTGAATGCGTGATACACGTCTTTCGATGCCGTTTGTGTCACGATGCGGTATTGACCGATGATATCTGTGGTGGACACTTCCACATCGTCACGAACAATACAGTGTTCTGTAATAAATTGATCGAATTTTTGGTTTTTTTCATTACTATTTGTATTTGCGGTTGATGTCGATGAAAATGCTTCGACGATTTCATCGGTTTGGGTTGCCATTTCACATGTGGATACCCTTTCTTTTATTTGATTATCGACCACTTCTAATTCGCGTTCGTACAATTGCGACAACTTCAATTGCCGTTCTCCTTCATTGGTCAAAGTAAACAGCTTGATGGTATTCACAATGCGCAATATCATCATTTTGGCTTCTTCTACATCTAACTGGAATACCTCGTCTTTAACCTGATATTTTGACAACATGTGGTGAATGAAATTTTCAACGGTTTTTACATTTTGATCGTAGATTTCTACCGTCAATTCAACCTTGCCATGTTTACAAACTTGTTTGTAAGGTTTTATGCGGCTGTGGAGGTTGATGGTATACCCTATCTTTAATTCGGGCTTGAGAGCACGTGTATCAATATTGTAAATGTAAATAACTGGGGCATTTCCGCGTTTTTGTAACAATTTGTTCTCCTCTTCTAATTGGATATTTTTCGCTTCTATTTGTTGTTTTTCATTCTTGGTTTGTTGTAACTGTTGTTTGAGTTCATCACTCTCTTCTTGTACCAATTGTTGTAACATCTCTTCCAATTTAATAAAATATTCATGAATTTCGTCGGCTTTTTTTGTTGCGGCCTTGATGCAAAGCATTTTGAAGGTTTTAATATTTAGCATGATTTGTTCGCGATTGTGACCTCCCCTCCCTTTATTTGTTTGCTTCGCCAAGTTGTGGCGCAAAAATTTATAGTCGTTTTCAACGGTAAAATGTTTGTCTAATACTCTTTTTGCAGCGTCTTTTTGACTAAAACCCAGCCATTGCCATACATTGTCCAAATCAATGACAAAATCGGTGGATTGGTTGTAATTTAGATAACAAAAAAACGACGAAACAAACAATTGCTGTTGTGTTTCTGAAAATGTTTCTTTTATTTTTGCCAAAAAACGGTTGTTGTAAGAGTCTGTGAGCTTGGCGATGGGATTTGATTCAATCAAATGAACAATATTCAGAGAGCAATCCATGATATTATATAATATACCTTTTATTTATATTGGTTTTGATTTTAATAATAAAAGTTAACCCGCATTCTAAAATTATTATCATACATCAATACAAAAATAATTGTCTATTATTTGTCCTTAATAAATGTTCACCGGTGTATAATGTTACCAGTTGCTCTTTTTCACTTTAATGTTACCACCTTTGCTGGCTTTCTTCGATTTGTTCGGATCGTAGGCTTCATCGTCATCGTCGTCGGCCATACTTTTGGACATTTCCCAGAATTCCCGGTTACCTAATTTGAAGGGCGGATGATGTTCCGCCTTGTACCAAAACACCTGGTCACAAATATTATTGGTTTTGGCATTGTTATTCAAAACCATACACTCGAAATTCGTCGTGGTAGCATCCAACACACTACAAAATGCCTCAAATGTCGGAAACATACTGGCATAGTTGTCATAAATTTTTTTCCGATTATTTAAATATGGCTCACGCAATATGAAGACATAATCGATATTTGTTCGCAAATTTGGGGGTATTCCGAGCGGATATTGCATAGTTATCACTAACATTACCTTCCAATGACGCCCATTCATGAAAAGCATACGCATCATCTTATCGCGGGTCCATGATTGGTCGTACAGGCAATCGTCCATAATAACAAATGCCCGGGGGTCGATGGTCGTTTTTTTATACGTGTCCAGTTCGGTTTTCACCTGTTTCAACACTGTTTTCTGCCGACGGAGCACGTTCTCAATCAGTACGGTGTTGTATTCATCGTGAATAAACAACTTGGGTACATGTTGCGCAAAGAAACCGTTGACCGCCTCACTACCAGATATAACTGTTCCAATCGGAATGTCTTGATGGTAAAACAGGAGGTCGCGCACCAGATAAGACTTACCGGTATCACGCCGGCCGATCAATACGACGACGGGCCCCTTGTTTTCGTCGGGACGGAACGTGATCGATTTCATATCAAATTTTTTTAGTTCCAATGTCATTTAACCTAAATACAAAAGATATATATTCGTCATAGATTTTGCCAAACTACGTTTTCCGCGGTTATCCCCGTACATTTCAAGGAAAAAATATATGAGAACCGATTATATTGCTTCATGACACCGAAAAACATAGAATTGGGGTATGTGAAACGACCTTTAATCGACCTCTACCATTTAGAAAAAACCGACCCCACCCAGTTATCTTTAGAAGATCAGGAAAAACACTACAGGCCGCTAAATATTGTAAATTTACAGCAATATCAACCCATTTACTCCCTATTTTTCGACATGACCGAGAACAATTACAACTCTATCCAGTTAAATAACCGCAGGCAAGTCGTGAATATGACCACCACATTTGATACTGAAACAAATCTCAACACCACCAACGACATTTTCATCAAATATTCGCCCCTCTTTGACCCCATTAAATACATGATTGGAAAATATGGTACGGATACCTCTAACCCAGATTTATTGCTGCCTACCCTCACTGGTATACATGCTGATGATACTACGACCCACGAGAACAATTCCATTTCCCGCAAAAAAATGGATTCCGTCTACAACGCATCGTACGTTGACGGGTTTTTTTGCTATCTTTCTAGCAAACTGTTGAATAACCACGGATTTAAACACGGAATGGATTATTATGGTTCGTATTTGGGTATCCAAAAACAGTTCAAAATGAATATTGTCGACGATTACAGTTATTTGCTGAATTCCACCTTTTTTAATCTTCATTTGAACAAGTTATTCAAAACAACCCACCAGGATTTCATTCATTCCCTCTTGAATAAAAACTCGCGCGCCAATCGCCACAAACTCTTTATTCAAGATAGCACGGAGAACCTTGACATTCTCTCCGCAAACGACCCCCTGGATTTGAACATTGAAGAACTGGACGCGCCTACCCAAACCCACCACGAAAATTCCGGAGACGTATTAGAAAATATTTACCAGCAAACGGAGCCCGTTTACGACACCCATGCCGATAATTCTGATAGCGAGAATAATTACAGCTCAGAAGAAGACACGGCGAGTAACAGTGACGATTTTTCCACGTCCCTCCAGAGTTCCAATGTAGGAGAACACGATTCCGACGAGGATGAAGACGAGGAAGAAGACGATGAAGAAGACGACGAGCCGGAAAATATTTACGCCTACATTAACGATTTTCCGGTACAAATGATTTTTCTGGAAAAATGCGACGGCACATTGGACGAATTGTTCGAATCCGGTCTCGACGATAAACACGCCGCGAGTGCCCTCTTTCAGGTAATCATGACCCTCATTGCTTATCAACGCGCCTTCCGATTCACCCACAATGATCTTCACACCAACAATATCATGTTTAAAAAAACTGAACAAGAATTCTTGTATTATAAATACCAAAACGTCACGTATAAAGTTCCCACCTACGGTAAAATATTTAAAATCATTGATTTTGGTCGCAGCATTTATCATTTCCATGGACACCGGTTTTGTAGCGACAGCTTTTCGCCAGGCGGTGATGCGGCCACCCAATACAATTGCGAACCCTATTTCAATGAGAACAAACCTCGGATTGAGCCCAACGACAGTTTCGATTTATGCCGGTTAGGTACATCCATTTTTGATTTTGTTTTCGACATTGACGACCCCGATCATACCAAGAAAATGACCCCCCTACAAGCCACCATTATGAGATGGTGTACCGACGACGCCGGAAAAAATGTTCTCTACAAACGCAACGGCGAAGAACGCTACCCTAATTTTAAACTCTACAAAATGATTGCGCGAAACGTTCACGAGCACACCCCGCAAGCCCAATTGAATTTCCCCCTTTTCAAACAATTCCGGTTTAAGGGTAAGCCTCATAATATCTTGATGAATATTGACCTCATACCTACCGCATAATACCGCCAGTGGTCCATACATAAAAATCTCATATTTTTATGTAATTATCCCGTTCTCGAAAAATCAAAACGCAGGGGTATCCGTGAAAATTTCGGGGGTTTTTACCGGTAAACCGCTGTTTCCCGTCGCCGCAGGTATACCAAACCACTCCGAAATGTGTTCCTTGAATTGGAAATACCCCCAAATCGGCAGGAATGCGCATCCGGCCACGATGAATGCGTCGCGGACCACGAATTTAAGCGGTTTTTCTTCGCGGTCAACAAAACGCATCTCCATTACCTTTACCACGATAAATAACACCGAAATAGTGATGGTCAGTAATACGACGTTCTCCATTTTATTATACAAAAACCCCCAATAATATATATTATGGCTAAACGCAACAAATATTTTCTCCTGTTTTTATTATCCTTTCTACTACTCCTTGTCGGAATTTTATATTTTGGGTTTTATCGGAAAACAATCTCGGAGACAATGGTAAATTTCGATAACGCCGTGCTGAAAGAATTTTCCTATGGGGATGATAACACCAGTCGTATCCCTAAAATCATTTGGACGTTTTGGGAAGGAGATGATAACGTGGTCGTTAACATGTGTATAGAATCTTGGAAACATTACAATCCGGATTATGATATTCGGATTTTGAATAAATCGAATTATTCGGAATACGTCGACACCGATGTTGCCTCCATACAACATTCCCACGATTTTATCGCAAGGTTTTCCGATTATGTTCGCTGTCTGGTTTTGGCCAAATATGGGGGGTTCTGGTTAGATGCCTCCATCATTTGCCATCACCCGTTTTCGTGGGTACATGCCATACAAAATAATACCCGGGTAGAATTTGTAGGCTATTACATTGGTGATGTATTAGATAACAAATATCCCGTAATCGAGAACTGGTTTTTCGCATGTATTCCTGGTTCACCTTTCATGGTTGATTGGGCCGACGAATTTTTATCTACCCGAAACCACAAAACGATCAATGATTATCTCAGCGACGTCAAATCGCAAGGAATCAATACCAGCAATGTGTCGTCACCTGATTATTTAACCATGCACGTATCTGCTCAAAAAGTTATCCAAAAAAACCCCGAAAAATATAATATCTTGGTATTTGCCGCCAGTTCGGGCCCATTCAAATATTTGTCTGACGTAAATTTTAACGACGATGCCGCGGTCAAAAATCTCCTAGATCCCGAAAAACACACTACTTATCACCAATACACGTTTGTCAAGATATGCGGTAGTCAACGTAAAATTATGGAAAAATACGATAAAACCCGTCTACTACCCGCGTTCTCCAATCCTCCAGAAAAATAGCCACCCAGAATTGAATCCTCGCCCTTACAACTCTTCAATGTCGTCCAAAAATACCTCCTCTGAACTCTTGGTCAATCCTTTGTCAAAGTCGAAAATATCGAGTTCCTCTAAATCGACCGCATCTGTATGGATCTTGATACGTTCTTCTTCATCGTCGTCGTCTTCCTCTTCCAATTTACGCTGAATCGCGCGCGATGTACTAATCTCCTCCAAACGTTCAATGGTTTTCGGGGCCTCGATCTCATCCACCTTACCGGTGGACGTGTCCAGAATACTATCAAAATCGTTGAACGATAATTTAGTCGTCACGGGTGCGTTGTCCACGTTACTGATGGCAGGTACCACCTCCGGCGTCTTCTCTTCTTCCATCTGTTTCGCCAATTTTTCCGCATCCACGTCGGGGGTCGACGACGCCACCGGTTTCTCCTCAGGGACGTTGGGATCCACAATGTTTTCTACCACGACCTCTTCTTCAATCTCCATGCTCTCGTCAGTGTATGCGCGGATAATTTCCTCCGTCGGAATGCTCTCGCGTATCGTCGTCAATATACACTCCTGGACGATGATTTCAAACTCGCGGCCATTCTTTTGTATTTGGAGGGGAGTCACGCTGCCACCGCGCTCAAACAAATACACGTTCATATACGTTTTACGGGCAACGTTGATGTAAGCCTTGTGGAGAAAATTATCCAATTTGGGTATGGAAATGTCAATCTTCTTTTGCTTGTTTCCCACCCGCACACAAGTGAGAACCTTTAAATGAATAATGTGAACGCAGGTGATTAATTCTTCTAAATAATGACACCCCGACCGTTCAATAATACGTTTTCGTTCGGTTTCGATGGTGTTTCCGTTCCATTTAGGGATGTGACTGATCAAATTTTGGAAATGCATCAGGTATTTGTCCACCTCTTGGTTGTCTACACACATTTTAACCGCCTCATTAAAAATCGATTTGATTCCTTCGATAATCAAGGGGGTCAATATACCAACCAAGCGAGCACACAATTCGTCGCGAGAATGGTATAAATTCGAGGGCTGAAAATCGTCCATGCCTATATCTCTATATGGACGATTTTTTTTACGCAATTTAACGCCGACCGCTACCCTGAGTCGAACTTGCGCAGTTTTGGACCAAACATCTCGTTCAACATGTATAAAATGAGCAATTTCTCACAGCGAAATTCCGATTTCACCTTGTGAAATTTCATCGACAACAAAGCAACATTGGTAATTTCTATTTCGTCACCCATGTGACCTATCGTCTCCAAAAGGTCCAGACACGAATAACCTTGATCATACATCGCGGTACTGACATCTGCCAAACGTTTATGGACCGATCCCTTCTCCGCGCAGAAAGGCCCCGTAAACACCTCGCGTAATAGAGCCGCCACTTTTTCGCGCTTCTTATGTATCCTCTCAGGAATATCGAATTTCTGTCTTAATTTCACCTGATGGAGGTTCTCCACTTCGCCCGCCGCGTTCACATATTCGGGCACATAAATCTCACAAAAACGCGACAAAATGGGGTTCAACAACTTGTGTTTGTTCTCCACCACAATAAAAAATCGCGTGTTATAACTAAACAATTCGATACAACGCCGTAGTGCGGATTGAGCGTCGGTGGTCAAACTGTCCGCGTTGATCAACACAATCGATTTGAATGTTACCCCGTAATTGGATTGTATATTGGTTTTAGCGAAAAATTTCAATTCCTCGCGTATGAATTTGATACCCTTTCCGTGAGAACAATTTACTATCATGACATTGTGTTTGATTTTATGCTTGTTGCCTTCGTAAATTTTATTGAGAAATTCGTATAAAATCGTCTTCTTGCCTGTTCCTGACGACCCGTGAAAAATGATATTGGGTATTTGGTTGTTTTTATGGAAAAAATCGAGTTTTTCGCGTATTTTTTCGTGTAGGACCGGGTTCTCCATCTTTAGTTAGGTATCCTCCAGATTTGTCTATGTTTTTTTTCATAAAAATCTAATTGTATTCTATACTCACCATGCCCGCCAAGAAATCGAGAACCAACGCATCCTCGAAAAAAAGCAAAACTGCCAAGAAAACGACCAAATGCGCCACCGGTAGCCACCGTGTCAACGGCAAGTGCAAAACCCTCAAAGCCAAATGTAAAACGGGATATCACCGCCCCGCCCCCACCAAACGCTGCGAAAAGAAATAAACGTCCGGCCAACCCCCCTTATTCCAATTTCACCACATTCAATTGTTTGGTGAAAACATAGCGCTCGTGATATATACACCGACGCCGTAAATTACATTTCAAGCAGGCAATTACAACATTGGTTTTGTTATGGCCTTCATCGTTGTCTAACCGCTCTAGTGTCCATTGTGACGGTTCTCGGACCTGTTGGTAGAGAACCTGAACCACCGTTTTACAATAAAAACACTTCATTTCACATGCTTTCAGGCTTTCCAAAACACTTTCCAAGTCCACAAACCTCTCGGGGTCAAACAATTCGTTTTTCATGTCTTGAGAACGGTAACCGCCAATTTTTGTCGCAATTTGTCGAGTAGCCAGACGCCGCATTTTCGCATCATACTGTTCTCCAAACAAGTGATTCCATTGCTGTTCGGGCAAGTAGTCTTCCGGCTGAACTGTCCACATTTTTTCTTGGGTCACCACACGGGATTTATTTTCAACGGGCGGGAGAACCACCGGTGATGACTTGGGAAACAATTCCACCTTGATCTTTTTGTATTCATCCACCTTCGGCAACGTTACCGACATTATATATATTTTATTAAAATGAAATAAACCTAATACAATAATACATAATAAGTTATCTAAAGACAATCCGCATCAATTATGTTTCAAGGTGCCGCGCAAAACCATGTAGAAAATACGGTCGTCAAAGATATTACAGGCCCAACCGCGTCTATTTTTGGTCAGCCCCCATCATTAACCGAAAAAAAAACCGAAAAAAAACCCAAGACAATTTACAACCCGGTCATGTACGGTAAAACCGAGGAAAACACCGAGATTGATCATGCTTCCAAAATTGATCAGCTACTCGAACGGGAAAAACAGCACAATAAGACGGAATCTTGGAATAAATTGGACAAAACCGCCAAAATCCAGAAATTACACACCTTTGCGGAAAAATACGGCAAGGACAATGCCCTCGCCCTGAAAGACATCAAGGCTCTCAAGGCATTTTTCAAAGAATGTCTCGAGAAAAACAAGTTACAAAAAACCAAAGACGTACAATATAATAAGGATACACGCGAAATTATCGCCGTCCCTTCACTTTTTTTAAGCCCCCTTAATCGCAATTTCACCTTGAAAATTATGGATGCCAAGCGGGTATCTACTTTAAAATCGTTGACTCCTAAGCGGGTTTCCGAAACGGCCAAATCCGACGACGAAAACGACGACCTTGAATCGTAGGAAGCGAACACAATTTGTCGGAAATAAACATAGAAATATACTCACGAAATATCTACAGTGGTATTTTGATGATTTTGGTCCTTTTGTTATTTTATATAATAACCAACCGATTATGTAGCACATATGGCAAAGAATTATGGATTGGGGGAATATTTCCCCCGTCGCAAGACGAAAAAAACGCGGACTTGACGCTCGGTCACGAATTGGCGCGTTCGTTCACAATGGCGATTAAAGATGCCCAACACCTGATCCCGAATACAACATTAAAGTACATTTTCCGACCATTGGGTGCGAATTTTATTACAACGGTCACGCAAACGTCGAATTTATACAATTCCGTTCCCCGCAATTCATTTTTGGGGTTGGTATCCGGGTTCAAAACCCGCGATGCCGATGAAATCTCCGCGGTCATGCTGGATCACAATGCGCTAGTGGCGGTGTTTGGCACGTCCGACCCCACGTTAAGCTACAACAATATTTATCCCAATTTGGTACGTATGATCCCTCAGGACGGGGTCCAGGGAATGATATTGGGGGACGTTTTATTCAATTATTATGGGTTTCGTAGAATTGTCGCGATACATTCTACCAGCTCTTACGGAACCGTACTGTTCAATTATTTCGAAGCGACGGCCTTTAAATACGACGCAAAAATTCTAGCGAGCATTGTTGTGAATGACGGACAGAGTTTCGATTTTGACTACAATTTGAATTTATTGAAACCGTTTGACCCGCGAATATTTGTATTATTTATCGATGATTTACCTACCGCGGCGGCGTTTATAGAAGCCGGCTACAAATCGAATGTATTTAATATTGATACGTTTTTATGGGCATCCGGCAATGTAATAACCAATGACATTATCGATTATTTTTCGAGTCCAAGCGACGCTTATGAAATATTAAACACCGTCGGCCTTTTTGGGGTAACATATAAACCCGACCAATGGAAATTAACCCCCCCGGGTATCGCCTTTTTACGCAATTGGTATTCGACCAAAACGCCCATTTTGAAAGACAATACGGGTTATTTCTGGAATTTATCCGGTTATCCTCTACCCAAATCATGGTTGAAATTATCTCCATATACAGCTTATGTTTATGATTGCGTATTCTTATTCGTCTATGGCTATTTATTTCAACAAAAATATAACAATACCCGTCCAAATATTCCTCCGTCCTATATTAATATGAAAAATTCCATGATTCGGTACATATATGAACAAGGTGTTACCGGGTATTTGAATTTTACGGAAAAGGTTTCTTTTTTACACGATTTTGGGCGGGGAGATATGACGGTGACTACAGGAATATTTGTTTACGCGTACCAGTGCCAAAACCGCGACCAATTTGCTTCTTCCAAATGTTTTAATCGTATAGGTAATTGGACCAACAACCACGGGTTACAATTATGTCGTGGCCAAACGACGGACAACAATACGACGGCATTGTTGGGTCATTGCTATCCTATAGTTTATGGCACCGCAGAAAATATTCCTCTCAAAGATCGGGCTGATCCCATATATTTATTACGCCCCGACGCGTTTATCTACGTGTACGCGGTCTTTGGAATTATTTTAATAGGGGCCAACGGGTTTTTGTATTGGCTACTCTTCCGGTACCGAAACAATAAAATATTGAAGATATGCCAATTACCTATATTGGTTATTGTTGCAGTCTGCCTAACTTTCAGCTATTTGCGCATATTTTTATCCATTCCGGCGATGCCCACCGTTTCCGTCTGTATTGCTCGGAATTGGCTGGGTCATCTCAATTTTACGGCAGTAATTACCATGTTTGTCAAGATGTACCGAACAAATGCCATTGTTAACAACAAGGCTCTAAAAAAGGTGAAAATATCGACCCTTCTCACCATTGGGGTCATATTAGGTATCGATTTTGTTCTAATTCTATTGTTAATATTGTCGACCACCCTGAATAAACCCATTGTTTATGATTCTATCACAACCCTGATTACTGGTCAAGAAATACACGATATCATGTGTTATTCACCCTCTCCGGTTTACGATTATGTATTGTACGCATTCGAAGGCAGTATTCTTATTTATGTATGTAAATTATGTAACGACATCAAAAATGCGTTTGATTCGATCAATGAATCGAAATCGATCGCACTATGTATGGCGGCGATTTTCACATTTACAATGGCCGGATTTGCCATCATATACGCATTGAATTTAATATCTATGATTCAGGAATTCATCACGAGTCTGTTTTTTTTCTTGGCCAATTTATCCTTCATCGTCATATATTTTTTCTCTAAAACCATGTTACTTATAAACGGGGCGGACCTAGATTCCAAATTTCAGATTGTCTATAACAATGCCAATGGTAGTAATAAAGAGAATAAAATCGCAAATTCGGATTCGCAGAAAGCGTACACAAAGTTTTTGAAAGGACTGCCCACAAACGCCAAAGACTGTGGGGAATTGATCGAGATTTTACAAGAACGCATGATTGTAATTAATATGAAAGGGGCGCAGTCGGACAGTTCGTCGCTGCCTCGCTCAAGTCACAACTTGGAAAGCCGGTTTACCGAGGTAAAACTCGACGAAGAACCACCACAACATTTGTCGTTGAAACCGTCTTCCATACGTATATGAAAATTGAATTTCACCTTTCAAGTTATATAGAAAGATGAAATTATAAGTATTTAGATATCCAAATCCATTTACCCGGAAAGGCACCGCCATGAATGAAGATGAACCCCCAAACTTCTTCGATCACTTTTCGGAAACGGATCTACACGATTTCGACGAAACCCTTCTCGACGTCATTGGAGATGTGTGGGAAACCGAATTGCTTCGTCAATCCAACCCAAATCCGCTTCCCTTCTTCATTCAAATATTCACAGATTATGTTTGCCAAGATTGGATATATTCCGACGCATGTACCGACGGCAATTACGAGGATATTTACGAATATATTGAAGAATTCTTCGTCCAATTTCTGGAAACAATGGAACATGAATTCCCGCCCAGGCAGTCTATCGACACGCACCCCCGGACAATGTCCCCCCAAAAACGGGAATTAATTGTCCAAAAAATTAACACACTCCAACAAAAATACCAGCCCGCACAACGTAGCGATGCCTGGTACGAGTACCGCCACAATCTAATCACTGCCAGCAATATTTACAAGACATTGGGCACGGAATCTCAGCGCAACAGCATCATCTACGAAAAATGTAAACCCTTTACTGCCATTAAGGTCAATTATTTTTCACAGGACCCTCGGCAATGGGGTACAGTGTATGAACCGCTCTCTATCATGATTTATGAGAACCTCTACGGGACACGGGTTGCGGATTTCGGTTGTATTCAACACGACACTTATGCCTGTATCGGCGCATCACCGGATGGTATCAATGTAGATCCGGCTTCGGAACGCTTCGGCCGCATGATTGAAGTTAAAAACATTGTCAATCGTGAAATCACCACCGTCCCCAAAGAAGAATACTGGATCCAAATGCAGGTTCAAATGGAAACGTGCGATCTCGACGAGTGCGATTTCATCGAAACGCGGTTCAAAGCCTTTGAGACCGATGAAGCCTTTTACGAAGACACGAGCGACCACCAAAAGGGCGTCTACCTTTGTTTTGTCGAACAAAACAAACCCGCCGACGGATCTAAAATTATTTATTTGAATAACAATAATGACGCGCAGACGCCTCCCAAATTCGTGTATATGCCTCTGGACGTCGCATGTCACCCGGAAGATGTCGAACGCTGGATAAACCAGCAGAAACAGGCATTGCGCCCCGACTACATACTCCATTCCACCCATTACTGGTATTTGGACGAATTCTCATGTATTTTGGTTAAACGCAACCGCCTGTGGTTTCAAGCGGCCCTCCCTAAAATTCTGGAAACCTGGGACACCATTGAACAAGAACGCAAAACGGGGTACGAACATCGGGCGGCAAAAAAACGCGCGACGGCTGCCGGCAACATTGTTTTGGAATCCGCCCCCTCTATCATGAAAGCCGACCCCTCTATCATGAAAATTTTCGTGTAAAATTACACAATGTATCCCTTATAATCGTACGGATTCACGTCATCGCGCAACCGTATACCCATTTGAATCGTGGACTGCGTGCTCGATTGAAATATGATGGGATTTTTATACGCATAAACGTGAATTTTCTTCTGTTGAATCATCCGCGAAATAAATGCGTCCAACTGACCGTCGATGTGGATGCTTTCCACTTCATCCACCAGTATTCGGGCGCCTTTTTTATTGATGATGTAGCCATGTAGACCCCAGAATCCCGAGGGTTCAATAAAATTACCGGTTACCACAGGATTGATCATGCGTATAAACCCAAACAACACCATGTCCCAGTTTTCGGGAGCATTGACCATGGATTCTTGAATGGTTCTGAACCCGTGGGTATCGATCACACTGTCGTCTTCCAAAATAATATAATAATCGTTGCGCTTGTCACCCAACAGTTGCTTCGCTAAAGTATAATGGCTCAAAAAACAGCCGATTGCGCCGCGGGTCAACTGGTAATGATGAGTGCGATACCCTTTTTTTTCTACGCGTTTCAACTCCTCCGTGGCTTCGGGAGTCAGCCACACCTCTATGTTTACGTTTTTACCCAAAATAGCGGGAAACCGCTTCAGGGGGATTTCGCGTATGTCAGATGCTTCGTAACTCTTGGTAATTTGTTGAAGACGGTCCGGATTCCGGTCTAGATTGATCACATAGGTTGTCGTGTTCTTGCTAGTAATCAACGTTTTACCGTGGTTGTCCGGATAGTAATTATACATCATGAATAACACGTAAAACACCGCCAAGGTAAGCAGTAATATTACTATATTTTTTATACCTCCCGCCAGCATGGATAAATTTCTGTATATATTGTAATGAGATTTAAACCCGTTTCGTGGTTCGGAAAACGGATCAAGTCGCCCGATGTAATTCAATTCGGCGGACTATTCCTACTATCTCTCGCCGTACTCGGCATCATGTTTGGAATCATGTATTCCTTGGATTATGAAAGACATACAAACGTTGTGCGCGACAATATCCTTACACCTTCGCGTATTGTAAATGCGAGTGGTAACACCTCACATCAGGAAGCGTTCGGCGGCATGTCCCGAAAACGCCGCATCGGTATTGCCAACATGATGAAAAATCCCGTCGATTTGCCCCTCTGGTTGAAATATCACCGCAATTTGGGCATTTCCAAGTTTTTCATTCGGTTGGAAGACAGTCCCGGTTGGGAAGAGTATTTAAAAGACATGGACGACGTTTACATGGAAGCCGGCGCAAGCGACGAATCGGGTAACAATTATACCACTGTTATTGACCGCCAGGTCAAGTTTGTCAACAGTATACTGCGCGATACGCAAAAGACGCGGGACCTGGATTGGATCATACATATCGATGGCGATGAACTCATTCACGGAGACATTGACGCACTCTTGCGTCAACCCCCTAACGTTAAAACGGTCAAATTCATTAATGCCGAAGCTATATTTAAAGAACCCAAAAAACGCGACACATGTTTCACTGCCACCAATTTTTTACGCTGCGATCAGGGGGCACCGTGTAAATCGTATGTCAACGGAAAAGCCGCGGGGAGAACCAACGACCCCAACGTGTATTTAGCCGGATGCCACGATTTTGGGTACAAGGGAGATGGCACGAATTACCAAATGCCGTTTGAAACCCTGCACGTCCTCCATTTTGAAGGTTGCTCTTTCGGGGGTTGGGTTGAAAAATTTTACCACATGAGCAAGGGCGACAAGGGTGATATGCCGTTTCCATATTACAAGGAAAGTATTGTTGCTGCCACAAAAGCCCACGACATGTACCAGGCAAATAAAATGCCCGACCCCACCCAATTCAATTCCGGACAAATCTACAACCTGAATTCACCCATACCCATATAGCGAAAACGCGGTAAAATTGATTTGTTTTCGTCATTTTATACCATACCGTACCCACAATTCCTGTATTGGACAAACATGACGACCCCTTACACCGTTGTTCCGGCCGCGTTCCGCCTACCGCTCATGCGCCCCAAGCGCGTTCCCGGGGTGGATTACGAGCAAGCTATGCGGGACTATCTGGCCGAAGTAGACCGGCGATTTGCGACGGTCACGCCCGACGCCTCGAGCCAAGAGGCTAATACAGTTGAAGATGAAGATGAAGATGAAGATGAAGATGAAGATGAAGATGAAGATGAAGATGAAGATGAAGACGAGTACGAATACTTGAGTGACGGCAAATACCAAGAAAACCCCATGCACGCACCCAAAGTGTCTCGCGAACGGCGAACACCGGCCGAACTCCAAGAAAAGATGTCCGACGCGTGTTGTTTTTGTCTGGAGGATTTAACGCGGGCGCAGGCGGTCACCACCGACTGCCATCACTCATTTTGCGAAACATGCTTCCAAAACTACCAAAAAACAACGTGTCCCTGCTGCCGACAAAAATTCCGAGAACTCACTACCTACTATTCTGACAGTTAGTTTTTGTGCCGATGTAACCTAATAAATCAACCCCCCATCTTTTTTACTCCACCGTAATATTTACAAAAATAATATAAACGCTTCTCTTATATTATTTTAGATAAAAGGGCACACATGACAACATTTGATTCCACTGATGAAATGCGTGTGACCAAACGCAACGGAGAATTGGAAAACATTGAATTTGATAAAATATTAACGCGTATCCGATCTACCGGTCAAGAGGCGGGTATTTCCATCAATTACACGGCGTTGGTCATGAAAGTCATCGATCAATTGTATGACCGCATTTCCACAACCAAGATTGACGAACTGACTGCGGAACAGTGTGCTTCCATGTCGTCTATTCACCCGGATTACAACATTTTAGCCGGAAGAATTATTATTTCAAATCACCACAAAAATACGGGGTCGTCCTTTTCTGACGCCATGCGCATTCTTTATCATTATTTGGACAAACACGGCAAGCAGTCGCCCCTTATCAGCCAAGAACTCTACGATGTCGTGATGGCCAACGCGGAAACATTGAACGCATGGTGCGATTTTTCCCGCGATTATTTGATCGATTATTTCGGCTTCAAAACCCTCGAGCGCGCCTATTTGATGAAAACAAACGGAAAAACGATCGAACGCCCCCAGTTCATGTGGTTGCGCGTGGCTCTCGGCATTCACGGGTCAAATTTGGAAAAAGCGCGGGAAACCTACGACCTCATGTCACAAAAATATTTCACCCATGCGACTCCGACCCTTTTCAATGCCGGTACGCCCCATCCGCAACTTTCCAGTTGTTTTCTTTTATCCATGGAGAGTGACAGCATCAACGGCATCTACAACACTCTCAAAGATTGCGCCAATATTTCGAAATGGGCGGGCGGTATCGGTCTCCACATTCACAACATCCGCGCTTCGGGGAGTCATATTCGCGGAACCAACGGGAGTTCCAACGGCATTGTCCCCATGTTGCGAGTATTTAACCACACGGCCAAATACGTAGATCAGTGTTTGGATCCCGAAACCATTGTTTACACCAAACGCGGGGCCATTCCTATTAAAAAAATCGTTATTGGGGACGAAGTTATTACCGACGACGGACAGTTTTATGAAATTGGCAAAGTCTTGGACAGTCACTATTCCGGCGATTTTTATAAAATGGATATTCACCATACCTTGCGCCCCCTCTTCTTGACCGACATGCATCCGCTCTGGTGTATTAAAAATACCGATCAGATGGATTGTTATCACATCCGCAACTTGTTGGATAAAAAATTGCTCCATCCCGATTTTATTGAAGCCAAACATATTCACGCAAATGATTATATCGGGTTTCCTATTCCGAAATACGAGAAAGATATACGCGAATATACCGAAGACGATTGCCGGTTTTACGGGATCTTTTTAACCAGTATGTCTACCCAAAATACGTACATTAAGCCGTTGATCACCGGTGATATATCGGTGGATGCCCCCTTTTATATCCAATTTCAACGCCACACGGCGCCCCCATCACCCTCATCGCGCAGAATGTCGCATTCGGTCGTATCACGCAGATCGTCACTCGCATCTAATTCGCCACCGCCATCCTTATCGCACACCTCTACCGTGTTTCAATTCGAGCCGTATGATTTGGAGGACGCATCGCCGAAAAAAACGTCCGAAGCTATGACAATCGAATTTATTGAACACTACCTCAATTCATACAGTATACCGTTTGAAAAAATACATACCAGCGACGGTGTGAAAATTACGTGGAACCGCAATCACCGGTTTAAATTCACCTACGAAATGTTTTACGAAGGCGTCCCCGCGCTCTTACATCTTCCCAAGCACAAAACATTGAAATTGATCCAAGGTATTTTGGAAACCGCTCGCCTCGCCATGGACGAAAAATACGTCATTGTCAACTGTAGTTCCAATATCACGGAACATTTACGATACATGTTTTTACGCCTGGGCACATTGACTTCGGGAAATACCAATACACTGAAAATACCCATCAATGCTTATAACGCCATGTTTAACATTGACGTGGTGGTTCACGACACATCTGCGGAATATTTTGAATACAATGGCTATTTATTCAGTTGCGTCAAAGAAAATCTCCTGGAAAGGGCCTTGAATCGCAGAGTCATTGATATCGAAGTCGACCACGACGACCATCATAATTTTTTGACCCACCACGGTCTCGTTAAAAATGGGGGCGGTAAACGTAACGGTTCTTTCGCCATCTACCTCGAGCCCTGGCATGCGGATATTGAACTCTTCCTTCAAATGCGCAAGAATCACGGCGACGAAGAACTCAAAGCCCGCGACCTCTTTTATGCCTTGTGGGTCCCCGATCTCTTCATGGAACGCGTGAAAGCCAACGGCTCGTGGACGCTCATGTGTCCCGACGAATGCCCCGGTCTCTCTGACGTTTACGGCGACGCCTTCAAAGAGTTGTACGAGGGTTACGAAGCCGCGGGTAAGGGGCGTGCGACTTTGAAAGCCCGCGACCTCTGGTTCCAAGTGCTCGATGCCCAAATGGAGACGGGCACGCCCTACCTTTTGTATAAAGACGCTGTCAATAAAAAATCGAACCAGAAAAATATTGGCACCATTAAGAGTTCAAATTTATGTGTTGCGCCCGAAACAAAGATATTAACAGATAAAGGACATTTGGAAATTCAATCGTTGGAAGGTACTAAAGTAAACGTTTGGAATGGTACAGAATTCAGTGAAGTTGAAATTTTCAAGACCGGTACAGATCAAAAATTAATTGAAGTCGTTACTAGCGATGGATGCGTCTTAAATTGTACTCCTTATCATAAATTCTTCATTCAGCAGAAATATAATAAGTCAAAATTTGATGTCATTGAAGCACAAAACTTGAAATTAGGAGATAAACTAATCAAATGTGATTATCCGGTCATTGATGGTAACAAAAAAATGAATTATGCTTATACACACGGATTCTTTTGCGGAGACGGCACTTATGCGGGGAACCAAGGTTCCCCCGCACGCCCCCTCCTTAATTATGAAAAACAATTAATATCTGATACAAATATTGAGCGAGACATTTGTCATGTAGATAAAGACGTAAGGAGGGGGCGTGCGGGGGAACCTTGGTTCCCCGCATTGCCATTGGATATAGAAGAAAAATACTTTGTTCCGATGGATCATGATGTGGAAACCAAAATGAATTGGTTTGCTGGTTATTGCGACGCAGATGGGTGTATTACCAACAATCAGGGTAATCAACAATTACAGGTCGCTTCTATAAATGAATCATTCTTAACAAACGTAAAACTTATGTTACAAACATGTGGTATTAATCCCAAACTGCGAAAAATGTACGATCAAGGTACAAGTTATCTACCTGATGGACACGGAGGATATCGCGATTTTGAAACAAAGCCACTCTTTCGAATGTTGATTACATCCGTTGATATACGCAAAATAGTTAGCTTAGGATTCTCACCAAAAAGACTACAGATCAACAGCGAATATCTTCCGAATCGTTCAGCAAGTAAGTATGTTACAATTACTAGTGTTATAGATAATGGTCGCATTGACGATACTTTTTGTTTTACTGAACCTAAAAAACATGCCGGTATATTCAACGGAATTATTACTTCTCAATGTACTGAAATAACAGAATACTCTGACGATAAGGAGTCCGCCGTCTGTAATTTGGCCTCCATCGCACTTCCCACGTTTTTGGATTATTCTACGACCCCACCCACCTTCCATTACGACAAACTCCACGAGGTCACCAAGGTCATCACCGAAAATCTGAACCGCATCATCGACCGCAACTATTATCCCACGGAAAAGACGCGCCGCTCCAACATGCGTCATCGACCCATCGGGATTGGTATCCAAGGGTTGGCCGACACCTTTATCCTCATGGATATCGCCTTTACCTCTGATGCGGCCAAACAGGTCAACCGCCAGATTTTCGAGACCATTTATCACGGCGCCCTGGAGCGTTCCTGCGAACTGGCCCTGAGCGAGGGACCATACGAAACATTTGTGGGTTCGCCCGCTTCCCAAGGCATCCTCCAATTCGACATGTGGGGTCACGACCCCGGGAATGCGCGGTACGACTGGCCGGCCATGAAAGCTCGCGTCCAACAACACGGCCTACGCAATTCATTGTTGTTGGCGCCCATGCCCACCGCGTCCACGTCACAAATCCTCGGGTTCAACGAATGTTTCGAACCCATCACCAGCAACATTTACAGCCGCCGCACGATTGCCGGCGAATTTGTCCTCACCAACAAGTATTTGGTGCGGGATCTACTCGCACTGGGTTTGTGGAACGACGCCATCAAAAACAATGTCATTGCCAATAACGGCAGCATCCAACACATTGACATCATTCCCCCGCATATTCGCGAAAAATACCGCACAACGTGGGAAATTCCCATGAAAACGGTCATTGATATGGCCGCAGATCGCGGGGTCTTTGTCTGCCAATCGCAGTCCATGAACACGTGGATCGAAGAACCCTCCTACAATTCACTGACGTCCATGCACTTTTACTCTTGGGGCAAAGGACTCAAGACGGGGATTTATTATTTGCGCCGTCGAGCCGCCCATCAGGCCCAGCAATTCACCATCGAACCCGAAAAACGCGACCGCGCAGGCAGCGAAATGGAAGAAGAGGTCTGTGAAATGTGCTCCGGCTAATTTTGTGGGGAGTGTAAATATATGTAATGTAAAATTATAACAATGACGATAGTAACTGTGAATACAACCCTCGGCAACCTCCAAAGCTCGACCGTCACGGGAAATACAGTTATTATCCCCAATGGTGTTTACACATGGACCGGACGGTTATCAATAATAGGAAATAATATTACCGTCCAATCCGCAACACCCGGAGGAGTTGTATTTATTGGGGGGAATATATCAGTGGATATTTCTGGAAATAATAACACAATAACCGGTATCCAATTTGTTAAAACGTCGGCAAATATGGGATTAAGCAAGTTAAAAGTAAGTCAAGCAGGAAAAAACGATTTGATAACTGTTTTAGGCAATAATAACACCGTTTCATATGTAAATATCGACAGTGTTTATGCTTTACATTTTATAAATGTATTAGGATCTTCACAGTACACGACAATAAAAAACGTAAATATTCAAAATAAAATGATTGATATTAGTGGAAATTTGATAAGCAGTATGATTCAATTACAAGGAAGTCCTACAGTAACAAACAATCATTGGATTCATCATTGTACCTTTCAAGGAATGACATATGGAAACGGCGGTGATAATGGGTGTGAGCCGATACGTGTTGGTGATAGCAGTTATTCGACATGTAATCTAAATACAATCATTGAATATTGCGTATTTAATAATACATATCTGGCAGATAGTGAAACCATTTCCGTAAAATCAATGAATAATGTCATTAGATACAATACGTTTTCTAATAATTTAGGTTCATTTGTAAGTTTTCGTAATGGTAATAATAATGTTGCCTATGGTAATTTTTTTATAAATTCGTCGGGTATTCGTTTCAAACAAGCATCCAATATATCAGTGTATAATAATTATTTTTTTCAAAACGATCAGCCGTTGAAATTTGTGGATGTAAGCAATTATGTAAATTATAAAGCGTTATACCATAACAACATAAATATACAAAACAACACATTTTATAATTGTTTATCAATTCTTTTGGACACATATGACACAAATAATTGTGTGTTGGCGAATAATATTATATACGGAGACGGTAACGGAATACCATTGCCTGTTCCAAACGTCATGTCAACCGTACCACCTTTGTATCCTAATTCCGGTTGTCAAACGGATACCTCGGGAAATATTCTAATGGTTGTGAATGGTGGTTCAAATCCGCTCATTATAGGCAACATCAATGGATTTATTCTCACAAGTAATATATATTTTGGAACATTGGGGCAACCTATTACCGGGTTTATAAACATTGACCCGAAACTACAATTAAATGGTTCGGGATATTACAGCATTGTTACAGGAAGTCCGGCAATAGGAAATAGCAATATCCCCGATGGTCCTTTATTGTCAATACCTGGTATAAACACGGATCAATCACTTATTTACGACATAACCGCACAGACAAGAAACTCGTCACCTATAGATATAGGGTGTAATCAAATAACAACTGTATCGTCGGGTTTAATTGTCAATAAACCGTTATCGGTCGCAGATGTGGGTGTGTTGTATTCTACTTATACGCCTACCGCATCCTAAACAGCTATAAATACTTGACCAAAATGAGGATCACGCCGATGTACCTACGGCTTATACTCACTATTTACCCCAATAAATATTTTTTTCAGAAAAAACATAAATACTTAATGTTCATAATTATAATATGGACATTAATGCGCCCGTTTCACAAACCTCCACCGAGCTATGTTTCATCATGAACTATTTTGGCAGCGACAAGGGCGACCCCGAATTTGTCAAACGCCATAGTTATACCCGGCTCTATTATCCACTCTTTGTGCCCGTGCGCGACCGCCCTCTCCGAGTTTTCGAGCTGGGATTGGGTACCAACAACCCGAATTTTCCGTCCAATATGGGCGTCGACGGCAAACCCGGCGCATCGCTGCGCGGCTGGAAACAGTTTTTCCCACAGGCACAGATTTTCGGTGCCGACATTGACACCGGCATCTTGTTTCAAGAAGACCGCATTCGCACCTTTTATTGCGATCAGGGGTCCCCCGACGCTATCCGACACCTCTGGGACCAAGAAACGCTCACAGAACCCTTTGACATTATTATCGACGACGCCTACCACGTCTTTGATTACAACGTCGTCTTCTTCGAAAATAGTTGGCATAAACTGGCTCACCGCGGCATCTATATAGTAGAAGATATCATGTATTACACTCTGGATGGGTGGCGGGAAAAAATTGCGCAATGGCAGCAACAATTCCCTTTTTTTACCTTTAGATTGTGCGTCATTCCCCACCCACACAATGGCGACGACAATACCGTCTTAATTATACAACGCACTACGTAGATGGGGAGCTCTGACGACAACGACGACCGAACATCTCGACAAAACATCTTAAACACGCCTCGGTATCTACATTCGCATCATGTGCTCCCTCCAAGGGAACCTGAAACAAATGTTCGTACAGCTCCCCCAGCTTCGGCATCTTTTTATACGCCCGCCCTCCGGGATATTTCGACGGCACCATGATGTTACATATATCACGCCCCATGGTTCCCGTACACACCGAACGGATGTGATGTAATTCGTTGTAAGTTTCGTTGAACATGAAACACGCGTCCATCATGTCGGGGAAAAACTCCAGCGCGTAACGCTGTATCTCAATCTCTATCATGCGCCTATCGAACGGCATATTGTGCGCTACTACCGTGTCACATCCACAGTAGGCCTTGTAGAATTGCCGGAGTGCGTCAATCGTCGATACCCCCCCGTCGCATTTTTCACGCGTGATTCCCGTTAGTGTGGTAATAAATGGCGTTATCTCAACATCCTGCGGGATATTGATATATTTATTGTATTTCTTTACGATGCGGTTCTCCACCATGTCATACACAATGAAACACAATTGGGTAATATGTGGCATGTTCTCTATCGCATATAATTCCTTCTTCGGAAAGAGACCCGTCGTCTCCGTATCAAACACCAACACATACCGCATGTAAGATACGGGGAGCGCCGACGTCATTGGTTCCACTGAAGAAGACATTGTTGTTGAATAAAATAACAATATAAACGTTTGGATCAATTTTTATCTATCTGATGGCCGCGTGTACCTTTGTCACCTCTTTTTTTCATATTTATACCCAAGAATACGATGAACGCAAAACCATTCCTTGGCGCATCCAGCGCTTTCGCGAAATTGCGGGAACAGGGATACATATATGTGTCGTCACATGTCCGCAGTTCTCCGCAGACGTGGAAGCCTTGGTCGCCGAATTTCCCGGCAATATCCGTATGATGGTGGTCGACCTGGGGTCCACGGCAATTGCCGGGTTCGTTGCTCAACACGCTCCTCTCCGCTTACCCGCACTACGCAACGAACCCAAGGATACGGTGGACTATTTGACCGTCATCAACGCCAAAACGGAATTCATGATGCGAGTTGTCACGGAAAACCCCTGGGACTCTACCCACTTTGCCTGGATCGATTTCAATATTTCACACGTGTTTTTCGACCTCGAACGCAGTCTCCGGTTTCTACAGTGGGTGGGTTCGCGCGACCACTATGCCGACACCTGCTTCGTCATTCCCGGCTGCTGGGACAAGTGGTCCGGCGAGCATGTGGACGAAATCACCGACCGCATCCATTGGCGCTTCTGCGGCGGCTTCTTTCTGGGAGACGCGGCCGCCATCCGGCGGTTTCACATACTGTATTTGGAGCATTTCCCGCGGTTCTTGGCCGAACATGGTACCTTGGTCTGGGAGGTCAATTTCTGGGCGTGGTTGGAGACCAACACGGATTGGCTGACGGCGTACGAACCCGCCCACGGTTACAAGGCCTGGTACAAGGCCGATCACAACGACACCATTATCGGCGACATGTGGGCACGAACGGTATCGCGACGGGTCTTGGACATGCCCGGGGTCACGACCGCGATGTATGATTATCCCGCGGTCGACGGTTACCATGCGTCGTCTGCTGCCTACCTGTTCCACGGAGGCAAACACTGGCTCAACACGCGGTATGTCAATTACTGGTATTATCCCGACGGGTGGTACATGTTTTACGACGGTACTAGCATCATTCGCAGCAAAAATGTGCTGTCGGAACTGGATTCGGACACCATGTTGCCGCTGAATTATCTGGAAATGGCCGAGACCATCGATTTGCCCGCCTACGAGATGTACTCGCGGGGCATCGAGGACCTGCGACTGTATGCGACGGCGGGGGGGACGGTGAAGTACATTGCGACCACGGTGGGGTACCATGCCACGGGAGGCAACCGCATGGTCGTCGGGGAGTACCGAGTAGATGCCGGCGATTTGGCCGATTCACAAATCATTGAACCACCCACCGATACCTATGTCGAAAAGAATTGGGTGCCCCTGGTATTGGACAACCCGGTCAGCGAATTCCACGGACGCGAACTGTTTATTTACGGGTGGTCGCCATTTACGGTGGGCGAGGTGAAGGGAAATAGATTGGAGATTGTTTATCAGACGGACAAGACCCGGGGGGCGCCCTTTTTTCATAAGATGAAGGGGTCGGCCAATTTCGTCGATACGGGGGGAGTGCTGGTGGGAGTGGTTCATTTTAGCGAGGAATTGCGGCCGCGTCATTATTTCCATGTGTTGGTGGAATTGGACCGGAATACTTTAGCGCCTTTGCGATACAGCGAACCGTTTTACTTTTCGGCAGTAAGCATCGAATTTTGTATTGGGTTCTCGTTGCGCGGGGGAGAGTACTGGTTCTGGATTTCTCGGATGGACCGTGACCCAATAGTGGTCAGGGTTCCGGAAGAAAACTTTGGGGAAAATGCTTGGCGAACTTTTTGAATAGGTCGGATAAATATATATCAATATTTTGTATAGTATACATATTATTGATATAGAAGAATGCAATCACCACGGGGACCACCACCACGGGGACCAGGGGCACCACCACGGGCACCACCACCACGGGGACCACCACCAGGGGCACCACCACGGGGACCACCACCACGGGGACCACCACCACAGTCAGCGGGACCAACACGGGTACCACTACAACCGGGACAACCACTACAACCGGGACAACCACTACAACCGGGACAACCACTACAACCGGGACAACCACCACCGGGATGGTTTTTGGGATGGCTAAATACAGATACACGTGCAACGTCACCTGGACCGGAACCCCCACCTGGAACTAATTGGATAAAAGCGTGGATACCGCGACCGCCACCGCCACCGAACGTAGGACATTCTCCGGTGCCGGTCGCGACGTTACCGATACAAAATAGGGTAAAGCAAGCGGCAACGACAATGGTACCGACACTGGGAGCGGAAAAGGAAGCGGAAAAGGAAGCGGAAAAGGAAGCGGATGACTATATATCACGTATAGAAAGCATTGTTAATTTTTTAAACACACCGACGATACAATATCCGACAATATCGGAAAAATTACAATCTTTTATAACAAATCTAAACAAGAATGAGAGTTTTCTTGGAATTACAACGAAACAACAGAATACTGTAGAAAACCTCATTAACCAATTACAAACATTCCAAGCAAGATACGAAGAAGAAAAAACTGATCAGGAAACCAAATTAAAGTCACTTCGTAATGGGACTCAACGTGGAGTAGACCAGTCTCAAGATATAGAACCTGTAGTAAATAACATCGCATTACTGGAAAAAATAGTTATTACGTTGGGTGCTATTATTTCTAAGACAAATGAAGTTTTTCCAAAGGTGAAGGAGGCGATGATGGTAAAACAAAGAGAGTTGGCGGAGCGAAAAACTATGACCGGAGAGGAATATCGGACACGGACAGCGGCACGGACAGCGGCACGGATAGCGGCACGGGCAGCGGCACTGGCACGGGCAGCGACACCGGGAGCGGGAGCGGGAGCGGTGGATGCGACACCGGGAGCGGGAGCGGGAGCGGTGGATGCGACACCGGGAGCGGGAGCGGGAGCGGTGGATGCGACACCGGGAGCGGGAGCGGATGCGCCAGCGCCAGCGGCAACGGGTGTGCCAGCGGATGTGCCAGCGGCAACGGCAACGGCAACGGTACCGGCAGCGGTAACGGTAACGGATATGGATCGTGCGAAAACGGTAGGGGAATATGCTGATGAGCAAGCTACACGCGAGCAAGCCAAGAAGGATGAGGCAGCGGCAGCGGCAGCGGCAGCGGCAGCGGCAGTGGCAACGGATGAGGCAGCGCCAGTGGCAACGGGTGTGCCAGCGGATGCGCCAGCGGGAGCGGCAGCGGCAGTGGCAGCGGAAGCGGAAAAGGGAGCGAATGGAAACCTATGTACCAGCACAAGCCCGATTCATCACGGATTTACAATGGATACTTCGTACTTACCATATAATGAAAACCATTTTAAAAATATTGACGGACTAATGTCGAATAAAATAGCAATTATGTATCGTAAAACAGATAATAGTTATAATACAATATTCGATATAAAACTACCGTATATTCCAGAAAATAAAGAATGTGTTACTGTTGATAAAAGTCTACAGAGTACTGTTGATAAAATAAAAGGACTCTATAAAATTGTTACCACTTATTCATTGAATTTTTTAGTAAATATGGTTCATCTTATACAAATGGTTGTTGGTAAAGATAAAATAATAGAGGTCTTTGCTAACTTAGCAAAAGAACAAACAACAACAAATATAATACATATAGCAGATACTATGGATATAGTAAATGTTAAACAACACATAGAACACGCGAATAATATCATATCCTATTTAATACAATTCTTCGAAAAATTTGCCACAGAATTTACAGCACATAGTAACAGTTATGTATCAACAGGATATGATAATATCAAACATCATGATAATTTCAAAACATATGTTCAAAGCATTAATAATAAAATAAAAAATGGTACAATAATCGCTATAAATGATCAAGATGTTGTCGATATTATAAAAAAAACTACGGTATTTTTATGCTTTTATATGTATTCCACAAAAAAATATGTTGAAATGATTAATAAAAATGTCAGTACGGCCGATAATGTATTTGAAGATGCTATTATGAGTAGTACAGGTTTGTTTAACATTATATTGCAAGAAAAACAAAAATCAAAATTTAGATTATCTAATGGCGGTTCGGCCGATTCGTCAAAGGCTTTCCCCCAAAAATCTAGAAAAACGGAAAGCAAGCGTTCTAAACGCAGAAAATTGAGACGCGGCCAAACGGCCAAGCGTTAGAATACAACAAACTACTATCTAAGTATATATCAATATTATATAGATATATACAAATATTATAAATGCGTGATGCCGCGGAATTTACACCTTTGACGATTTAAAACGCCTAAGAACGGTAGTAAAAAATTACAAGCACAAACTACAGACTAGGCTATTTTCAGTTTTTTATGCGGCAACGGGATTACGGGGCTTGGGTGCCGCCCGCTGTCTGAACCCTGAGAAGGATTTGACCGGTACGCGACACAGCGGACAAAGCACCGGAATCGACCCAGAAAGATTCGTACGTGCCATCAGCAGGAAACAATTTTTCCCAAAACGGTGGCTGCAACCGCATGCCACCATTTCTTCACCCGTGTGGTTCTCCAGACAGATTCCACAGGGTTCCTCTGTGGGCTGTTTCAGTTCTGAAATTTTCAAAACTCTCGGCCGTTTTTCAGTTTTTTTGATCCACCGGTCAATGGTCGTCTCTTTGTCCTCGGCGGCCCGTTGGGCTCGCCTCACTAGGGCCGCTTGACGTTGACGGGCCAGAGGGAGAGCCGCTTCTAAGAGGGTTTTCACGCGCCCCAACAGAGCGATAAACTCCACGATGTGTTCAGGGGTGAAATCTCGGACGTAAAGGGCAAAGGACCGCTCAAGCAACTTTAGCCAGCTGAAGGCGTGCGACATTTTCGTGGGTGATGTATTATTGGTTGGATGTACAAAATGCCGCGAAAAATTTCAATTTTTCGTATGTGTGTATGTTATACCCTATCCCTATCCCGACGGTACCAATCTACAAAAACCTTGGATTTTTATTCTTGGTTCTCATAGAATCAAACATAAAAAGTTCCGGAGAATGGTTGACCTTGGAAGCATTCCACGAGACAATCGTCTTTCGCGGTCCCAAACGTGGAGAACCAATCTACAAAAAATGGGCCTATAATATATTTACATGATTCTCACCTACCGTCTGGAGCCCGATGGCATTAATAATAAGAAGAACTATTATTTGGCGAAACTTTTAATAAAACTCAATTGCGAATATGCTGGTACAAAAACCCGCGATTGGGACTACATACAAGTCTGTTCACATGATTTTACAATTCATTCGAATGAATCCGGCCGAGAACCCGACGATGCATTGGATCCATACCACATAAAAATATACCCAAAGGGTATTAGCGCAGAGATTGCGGCGGCTTATTATGATTACATAATAATCACCTTTAAGAGCTCGACGCCGTTTCGAGGTAAAATAGTGGTCGAAGTATACAAAATCGGCACAAATACCCCCGTTGGTAACCCATATACCGTAAAGTGTTGGATTTGGAACGATATTCATCTTGATACCACTCGATTGATTGATTATATTATCGACAAATTATAATACACCAAAATTGAAATGACAAAAAAACGATATAATTTCTTGTCATTACATAAAAGATACAATCCGTTTTAAGCCGTTAGTATGTCACGAACTGTGGTAATTTCGCTCGAAGGCAACATCGGTGCCGGCAAATCGACCCTTCTTACTCGGCTCCAACAGGCCGCCGAGATTTATTCGCACCGCTCCATTGAATTCGTCCAGGAACCCGTCTCGCGGTGGTCCGGTCTCTTGGGGAAACCGACGCTGGAACCTATGAGTACCCAGTCGGCGACTAGCTCGGACAACCTCCTCTCCTGTTTCTACGCAGACCCTCAGAAATACGCGTTTCCGTTTCAAATCATGGCCTACGCCACACAAATTGACGAACTAAACCACGCCATCCGAAAAAAACCCGCCATTGTTCTCACGGAACGGTCCCTCGAATCCAACCGCGAAATATTCACGAAAATGTTTTACGATGACGGTAAAATCGATCCAGTTCATTATCAAATTTACTGCGAAAATGCCAATACATGCCGCAGACTCTGTAATCACCCTACCTCTACAGATGCGGTTATTTATTTGCGCACCCAGCCCGAGGTGTGTATCCAGCGCATTCAAGAACGGGGACGAGAGGGCGAAGAACAAATCGCGCTGGACTACCTGAAAACGTGTGACAATTATCACGAAAGTTGGCTGGGTGACTTACCTGCCGACCAGTGTTTCGTGTTGGATGCCAACGAAAATATTTCGTTTTACCAATTGTGCGAAATTCTGGATTTCATGGACAAGGTGGCGACCCGCATTCGCGGAGAGCGACAAACCGACGTTGCGCGAGCCTACGCAAATGATACAGAAGTACGTCGCGCGGATATTTATGGCTGGTAATTGCGGGAACCATGATACATCATTATGACCACCAGCCGATTCTAGATATTGTATCATTGTTATTCGGAAGGGTGGGGGTGGGCGTGGTAATCTTGGTTCCCCGCAATGGTGCGTAGACCAACAAATCCTTATTAGGTATCGACGTCGTCGGGAAATGCGCTGCACCAAAAATGTCTTGTAACAAGATCCATTCAAACCGCCCTCCCACATAAACAAATACGTTTGAAAATCCCAGTTGTTTCAACTGCCGGTATTTTTTTTCTGGGGTATCGTCCACCGTGTGTTTACCGTAAACGATGATTGTGTATGTGCCCGTATCGTAATTGGACAACATGGCATTCAACGTCGCCTCCTCCTTCTCATAAGGGAGGGTGGTGGGTATCAGTACCGCTTGTTCAGTGACGGGCAGTGTATTAATCAGCAACGTATTGGCCTGGTGGTTTATCGCCTGTTTTACATCTTCAAATCCCACTTTTTGTATCGTTGATTGTACTGGGAACAAGGATCCCAACATATACGTTTATGTTGGGATTTTTTATGTCGATTTTGGCGCGTATTTTTTTACGGCCCTCGAATAATCACAACGCGTTGGGGTGGTTTTCCACAACTTGGTCGTGTTTTATCGTCAGCAATTTGGACTCGGCCAATTCGTCCAACATGTCAATCTTGTCTTTCGACCCCCCGCCCATCATTTTGTCGTTGATGCGGCGTTCCATCTGTTTGTCTGAACTGGACAACTCCTTGTATGTCTCGTACAATTTTTCGTTGAACTTCTCGAAAAATCGTGTGATTGCCAACTGCTCCTCCTTGTTCTCAAACTCTTCAATGTATTTCATCTGATAATGCGCCATGCTTTGACACTCTTCCTTCCACTGGTTCTCGTCCCGGACGAAAAACGCGACGGGCTTGTTCACCGTGGGCGTGGCACAGTGCATGGGACGGTCTTCCAATTTCAACTGGTTGAAATACTTTTTGAGAATATTCGTGGCGCCCTGGTAATAAAACCGGTTGCGGTCGATTTCGTTGTAATCGTCCTTGACAAATTTCATGGAATCCACAAACTGGTCAATCGTCATAGCATTACTACAGTGCGTGTTCAGATAAATATGAATATTGTTATTGTTGGTGGTGTTGTTGGTATTATTGATATTATTTGTCACAGTATTTGTTACCGTGGAAGGCAATGACAGTGTTTTTCCTTGATTTTTATGGGCCTCTTTGAGCTCTTTGATGTCATTGTGGAGTTGGGCATTGGATTCAATCATTTGTTGAAATAATTCGGTCGATATGGTAGTATTTTTCGTGTCTTCTACTGGCGGTAAGCACGTTTTTTTATGCTTCCATAAAGCAGAATAAGACTTGTACTTCTTATTACAGCATTTACATACATTATAATGTATATTATTTTCTTCTTCACTATGTAGTTCCCGATGCTTCTTTGATTTTAAATGGTTATTATAAACTTGTTTATAATTGGTTGTAAAAACGCATAATATACAAGTATGTACTACCATGGTTCTATACAATGATATAGAATATATTTTTAAATTATATTAATAATAAAGAATGTTTTTTCAAAATTATCGTTTTGAGCTCGCCCGAAAAGTAAAAATAAAAAAGTCCCCCAAGATTTTTTTCAAAAATCCTTTTTGAGATTTTTTGTAAAAACGCCCTGTCCACTTTTTTTCTCTAAATTCGCCAGTTTAATGATTTAGAATATTTGTTCTATTTTGTGTTAATGATTTAATACAAGTATGTTAAAATGTTATTTTACCATGGTCAAAAAAAAGAGAAAATAAAAAGTCCCCAAGATTTTTAAAAAAAATCCTTTTTGAGATTTTTTTGTAAAAACGCTCTGTCCACCTTTTTTCTCTAACTTTCGCCAGTTTAATGATTTAGAATATTTGTTCTAAACAATTTTATAATTTTGAAGAATACTTGCCGATTATTAAAAATTTTGTTTGATTACTCAAAGAAGGCTACTGACGCATCAACCGTGTTTGTAAACAGCGAAATGTCGGCATCTTCCGGCAGAATAAAGCGGTCTCGGTTGGCACATTCCCGGTATTTTTCCAGTTTTTTCATTACCACGGATTCAATAATATTCATGGTGTGTTCATCGGGACATTTCCGGTGATAAACAACTTCGTGTTCGGCAGTTTTATTGTAAGTACTCAAACGATGTGTTAAGTTGCGCGCCTTCCCCACAATATAGTTCCGTTTCAATTTGTTGTCCTCCGTAGTAACAATATAAATGACATTGTTATCCACAAAATGGTGCCTTTTCTGTTTTTTCAAATATGTCTTTTCTAGTTGTTCGATGCGCTTTTTACTGCTTTCCAGTTGAATGAATGTATCATTATTACCACGTTCTTGGATTTCTATTGTATTTAATTCTACGATACCTGATGATCCTTTGATCTGTTCCTTTTCTACTTTTACACCTTTGTCGATTTGATGTTGTATTTCATTCAGTTTTTCTAAAATGATAGGCGTGATAATATCTGTACTAGAAATAGTTATGTTAGGTACGTCTTTTTTACACTTCTTTTTATGTTTCCATAAACCAGAACGTGTATTAAATTTTTTGTTACAAATGAAACAAGAGTGTTTACATTCTGGATTACTGTCGTCGTTTGACGACAAACTTGTGTTATTTTCTAATATTTGAGCATCTTCTATATTTGGTTTGGATTCCGCTAGTTTTGCATTGCCTTGATGATGAAGACCCTTTAATTTATTACTATTCAAGTATTGTAATATTACAGGGACGACATTTGTAGAATCATTTATCTGTGTTATTTTAACGGGTGTAATACACTCATTTTTATGTTTCCTTAATGAGGAATACGACTTGAATTTTTTACCACATAAGTTACATTCATTATAATATTGTGATTCACTATGTTTTTCATTGTGATTCTCATTATGAATTTCATTTTTTGTTAATTTGATATGACGTTTTGATTGTAAGTGTTTATCAAATACCTGTTTATAAACAGTTGAAAAATTACAACACTCACACTCACGAATCATGTTTACTATCTAACTATCATGTTTACATAAATTTAGAATTCAATTTTCCCATCTAGAAAAATTGAATCTCTCAAAGGCAAATAAAACCAACGCATCAAACCACCCTAAGCACCCCACAATAACTGTATCACAATGGATCTCACGCAAAGCAAACTTACGAAGATAGAATGGATGAATGCGGAGATTCCTGTGACCGACTCTGAAAAAAACATTCTCAAGCTCATCATGGATGGTTATCACAATATCAATGTGAGAACCAACCTCAATCAGTCCCTCTTCCAGCATTTGAAGGTGGAAACCACTCCCGAGGTCGAGGGATTTCTCTACAAAAAATATTTCGAAACACCGATTGCGCAAATCACGGAAAAATACCAGAAAAAGATCCCCGACCTCCCCAAACTTGCTGCGCCGGTTCCGGTAACCAAGCCCCCTAAGAAGGTGGACATTATCCGCATCGAGCACATGGACAAGACGCTGGAGCAAAAACGTCCGGAAATCTTCGAATTCATGATGTTGGATTTTTGCGCGACCATCCTTCAGGCATTTGCGGAGCAAACCGACAAGTACGCCCTAGCATTTTACACTCTTGTTCAGTTGAAGAAGGCATCTATCCCCCACATCAACCAATATGTGAACCAATATGTAGAAAAAATCATCCAGTATGCCCGTACGCATCTCTCCATTCGCAACGTGATTCACCAAGCCCACGAATTTATCGAGAAGAACCCCTACCTCCTCAAATACGAAGACATGATGTTGTTTCAGCATCAAAAACAGTTGTTTACAACGATGAAGCAGAGCCCCGAAACACCCAAACTGGTCCTCTACATTGCGCCCACGGGCACAGGGAAGACGCTGTCACCCCTCGGTCTCTCCGAAGATTACCGTGTGATTTTCATCTGTGTGGCGCGGCACGTGGGGTTGGCTCTGGCCAAGTCCGCCATTTCGGTGGGTAAACGGATCGCGTTTGCGTTTGGCTGTGAAACTGCGTCGGACATCCGCCTCCACTACTTTGCGGCGGCCAATTATACCATCAACAAGCGGTCGGGGGCAATTGGCAAAGTGGACAACAGTGTTGGCCACCGGGTCGAAATCATGATTTGCGACGTCCAGTCCTATTTGACCGCCATGCATTACATGTTGGCCTTTAACGAGGAAACCAAGATTGTGACTTATTGGGACGAGCCGACCATTACGATGGATTATGCGGAACACGCGCTCCACCAAAAAATCCACGAGAATTGGGCGAACAACAAAATTTCCAAGGTGGTTTTGTCGTGTGCGACGTTGCCCAAAGAGGAAGAAATCGAGGATACTCTCACGGATTTCAGGACCCGTTTCGGTGACCGCGAAGAGACCCCCGAAATTCACACCATTGAAAGTTACGACTGTAAAAAGTCCATTGGCATTTTAAACAAGGACGGTTTTTGCGTGTTGCCCCATACCATTCCCGAGTTTTCCGATTATGACAAGTTGATGGTGTCGATCCGCCACTGCGAACAAAACAAGACCATGTTGAGATATTTTGATTTGCCGGAAATCATCCGTTATTTGTCAGAGATTCATCGAAAGCCGCATATGTTGTCGGAACGATATCACATGGACAATTATTTCGCCGATATTTCGGAGATTACCATGAATTCGTTGAAATTGTATTATTTGGAGACATTTCGTAATTTGAGTGCGGTCCAATGGCCGCAGATCCACGGCGCACTTCAAGTGTCTCAGGCCTCGCGATTTGTAAAAGCGACCCCGGCTGCGGCGGTTCGTGGGGGAGGTAATCTCCACCGAACGCAGAGTGTCCAGACGATACCCACGCGGAATACAGAGGCCATTGCCAAGAATAATAGCTTTTCCACGGTGGGCGAAACCGCGGCCCGGGTAAGCAGTGGCACGGGTATTCTGTTGACTACGGGGGATGCTCATACATTGACGGACGGTCCCACGATTTTCTTGGCGGAGGATGTGGAAAAGGTCGGCAAGTTTTACATCCAGTCGTCGAAAATACCCCCCGCAGTGTTTGACCGACTCATTACCAAGATCGACCACAACAACGAGATCCAGAAGAAAATGGAGCAGATTCAGAAGCAGGTGGAGGACAAGATGGGTTCGACCAAGGAGGACGCGGGACCACGAGCGGACAAGAGTGCGAAATCGGCGGGTAAAAAGGATCGCAAAGATGACCGCAAGGAGGAGCAGAATTACGAGATCCGCGGTCTCAATCAGCAATTGGAGACGCTACGGAGCCAAATTTTGCCCGTTAATTTGGATAATGTGTATGTGCCCAATACACCTACACATCAGCAGTTTTGGACAAATGCCGTCCACGGAAACGCATTCGCGCCGAATATTTCGGACACGGTGGTGAAAGAAATCATGGAATTGGATGTAGAGAACAACATGAAGATTTTGTTGTTACTGGGCATTGGTATGTTTACCAACCGTCCCCATGCGGGGTATATGGAGGTCATGAAACGGCTGGCCTACGAGCAGAAGCTGTATCTGATTTTGGCGTCGTCAGATTACATTTACGGTACCAATTACGCGTTTTGTCACGGGTTCATCGGAAAAGATCTCGCGAACATGACGCAGCAGAAGATTATTCAGGCAATGGGGCGGGTGGGTCGCAACAAGATCCAGCAGGAATACACGGTGCGGTTTCGGGACGACGAAATCATGATGAAGTTGTTTCTTCCGCAAAAGGAGAATTTGGAGGCCATTAATATGAATAAATTATTCTCGCATACGGCTCCCTAAGTGCGACAAGGTAGGTTTTCTTGGTAGGTTTTCATTGTTATGCCCCCGTAGGGGGCGGTCAGCGAGCAAAGCTCGCAACCTTGACCCCCAAAGGGGGTCTGAGGAGGAGCGTACGAGGAACCCGCAGGGTTCCTGTAAAATTATTTGGACCGGTAAGGGATATTGTAGGGATTCCCCGTCAAAGCCGCCAAAATGTCCGGATTGCTGCGATCCAACTGGATACCAGAATCCAATTTGGTAGGTTGTTTTTGAAGTTCTCCGAAATTGTAGAGCGATCCACTTTGACTGGGTCCCACGGGACCCATTGGCCGCGTATTTTTTAACATGGCGTCCTTGTCGCGTCCCGTCATGGTAATGCCCCCCGAGTAAATGGCCATGTTGCCAGGAACCATGCGTCCGTCAATGGTGGACGATTTGATGTCGTTGTTACGCTGGTTATATTCCGCCGCCTGAGACGCCGGCATGCGGTACCGTTCTCCTGCGCTCGCATTACCGGTGTAGGCCACATTGGTGGTGTCGCGGGCTTGAGCCAACAGTTGTTGTGGAGTAATGTCGTAGGCGCCCCCGCGTTGTCCCGCATCAATATTGGTGTAAATCCCGTCGCGCCGGGTCAAATCGCGGATGGTAGGTGCCGGGCGGTCATTGGGATCAAACATGTAGGAAGCTTCGACGCGCGATTTCGGGTTTTGGTAAGGGCGCAATGTACCGATGGTGTTTTCCTTGCGCGATGGACGCAGCGCATCCAGGAGGGGCGCAACTGCGGCGCCAAACGCCCCACCGATTGCTCCAAAATAATCGTCACGGCGGGTGGTAGACCGCTGGTTAGGGTAAGCCCGGGTTCCATTGGCCCCAAAATCGTAGGTAGTGGCCCCTCCCTTGCCCGTGGCCCCCGCGGTACCAACCGGTTGTGCTCCCAATTGGATGCGATGAGTGGGCATGTATTCGCCTTCCATTGTACTGCCGCCTCCCCGCTGAGACTGTGCTACACCGGCATAGGAGGTAGTAGAATCTTTGCGGGTCGTGTAGCGGTCAATTTGTTCGGGGCGCACCGAATTCCCTTTGACTGCTCCCGTGGTGGTCAAATAGCGTTCCTGTCCCATTTCAAAGGTGGTTTCGGGACGATATTTTTCCTGGATGCCCAATTCCCCGCGAGCAGTGACATTGTGAATGGCCGGGCCTTCGTAGCCTAAAATCATGTTACCACTGGCCTTGGGGTTGGTGAGAACGCGCATTTGGTCAACATTTTTTTCTGTCCACAAGTCGCGGGCCAACATGCCGGAGTTGAATCCGCCCGAACCCTCGCTACCATATCCGATCCCTACTCCCGGGGCCACGCGTTCTTCTTCAAAGGGTTTGACGTTGGCCATGCGTAAGCTGGGGTTGACGCGCGACCGCATGAAATCGGTCGTGTTGGGTGCACCGTTGGCCCACTGGTAGTTTTCGCCGGGCGAAAACAGCGGTGCCTGTTCTTTCTTGATGATGGTTTGCGACCCCGTTCCGGCATAACTGTCTAAAATGGATTCATTGGCATTGGCGTCAACATTTCTGGACCGAATATTACCCCCGAAGAAGGGTACCATATTGTTGTGGCGAAAATAGTCCTGATTGACCTGTTCGCCGGTGAGGGACGTGTAGCTTGCGGCATTTCCGCCCATGGAACCGTCGTTGAGGGGGGCATAAGACGCCACAATGTCGGCATTTTTTTCGGGATGAAAGTATTTGTCGGTGTAGGCCGAGTCGCCGTCATATTTGTTGACGGTGGACAATTTGGAGGTGAGATCTTTGATGGCGTCACCGACGGGATATTCCGTCGGGTAATTGCGGTCGGGAACGTCGCTGTTGGGTAAATCGGAACCGCTGTTGACCCCCCAGCCGTTGCTCCTACCTTGAAAATTTTCGGCAGATGGTCGGATCCCATTCTTGGCGTGAATTTTGTGTTTCGATTGATTGGATGCTACATATAATCCGCCAATGGCTAGCAGGGGTATGGCAATTTCCATGTATTTTAATATATACTATAATATATTATAGTATATTACCGAGAAACCCACGCCCCCCCCCAGAAGATGTGCGGTGGCTAGCTCAACCCTGGTTCCCTTCAAAACGGCTTCGCCGTATATATCGTTCTTCGAAGCGCGTGGATACTTCGTAGGGAAATGGAACCAAGACGTGGTTCTGGACAGGGTGTAAGGGTGTTTCCCACCGGTTTTGCTCTAAATCCCTAAACATCCAAGCGGGATGAGATGCGCGTGATTCGTTGACGACCGCATTTTCCAGGACGGGAAAAACCCCGGCCACGGAAAGGGGGGTTTTGGAATGATAATCGACCACATCGTGTGTAAGGCGGCGGTCGAGGCCCAACAAATTCGAATTCAGTTCCAGGGTGTTGTTACGAAGGTTGGCACCCCAACCCTGGAGGCGAATGTGAGGATCTTCGACAAATGGTACTGCGCTGCCGGGGCCGGGCATTTCGAGCCGGTAGCGGCCAATATCCGTCGATTCTTGTAATTGTTTTTGTATTCTGGCGGGATCGTCACGAAATCGGGTAAATGCCATGGATATGACCGAGAATTATCTGTTATCTGTTATATTGTAATCACATAAAAAATATAAAACGCCGCCACTATTGTAATATACGTTACCCCCCTCCCGCAAAATGTCACAGATTCCCCGGATATGTCTAAACATGATTGTAAAAAACGAGTCGAAAATTATCCAACGTATGTTGTTGTCGGTGGTCCGCATGATTGATTGTTATTGTATTTGTGATACGGGGAGCACGGACGACACGGTAGCAGTTATAGAATCTTTTTTCAACGAGCGGAATATTCCCGGTAAAATTGTCCGCGAACCCTTTCGCGATTTCGCGTACAACCGGACATTTGCGCTCCGCGAGTGCGACAGCATGTCGGATATTGATTATATATTGTTAATGGACGCGGACATGGTGTTACGCGAGCCGTGGGACCCGGCAGTAAAACAGAAATTATGGGCTCACGCGGCGCATCACGTTCTTCAGGGTGCGGACAATTTCTATTATAAAAACGTGCGGTTTGTGAAACACCGTAGTGGGATGACATATTGGGGTGTCACGCACGAATATGTCAAGGTTCCCGAAGGGACAACCTACGGGAATTTTGAGCGTACCGAGTTGTTTATTACGGATGTTGGCGACGGGGGGAGCAAATCCGACAAATTCGAGCGCGACGTGAAGCTATTGACGGACGCATTAAAAACCGAGCCCAACAACGACCGTTATACTTTTTATTTGGCAAACAGTTTGCGCGATGGTGGTAGAATCGAGGAGGCTATTCAGTTGTACCAAAAGCGCATCACATTGGGGGGGTGGTACGAAGAAATTTGGCACAGTTGGTACAGCATGGGGGATTGTTATAAACGACAAGGAAAGCCCGAGATGGCCGTTCACGCATGGCTCGAGGCTTACCAGATTTTCCCCGAGCGCATCGAGAACCTGTTTAAAATCACCCAAATGTACCGAGAAATGGGTAAAAATCGTCTGGCCTACCAGTTTTATCAGATGGCGGCCAAGGTGCGCGATCGCGTTCCTGTCGGCGATTTCCTCTTCTTGGAGCGCGACGTCTACGATTTCAAGTTGGATTACGAAATGACAATCATCGGATATTATTGTAATTTGGACAAGTACGATTTGCCCAAACTCTGTGTCCAGGTGATGTGTCACCCGGGGTTGGACGAATCTATGGCCCGCAATATCTTGAGCAACTACAAGTTTTATTCGCCCCAACTCATGTCGGTGGGGGGCAGAGAATTGAAGGACGTGTTGGACGACGCGATCAACATGGGTTTGGACGCCACATTCCGATCCAGCACGCCATCCATTGTTCTCCACCGCGGCATTCCCATCGTGAACGTGAGACATGTGAATTATTACATAGATGATGTGGGTGGGTATGTTCAGCGCGAGCGCGTTGAGACCATTAACCTCATCCGTACGGAGCGCGTACCCGACGTATCGGAGACTTACCGTCTTCAGCACAACCCCCGGTTGGACAACATGTATGTCGGGCTCGAAGATGTCCGACTTTTTTCGCACGGAAGCAAGGTGATTTACACGGCCAACCGCGGACTGGGATACAATACTTTTGTGGTGGAATTTGGGGAAATTGTGGTATCGGACGAGAATCCGGGTAGTACGGTGGGGTCGGTATTGTTGAACCGGTCAAACCAGCGCGAGATTGAGAAAAACTGGGTGCTGATGACGGACCGAGCCGACCGGTTGAAATGCGTATATCAGTGGCACCCCTTGATTTTGGGGGACATTGATCCGGTGAGTGGAAGATTTACCGACACACATGTGTTGCCGACGCCGCCCAGTTTCCAATTTTTGCGCGGTTCGACGCATGGTGTTCATGTGGGTGACGAGGTGTGGTTTATCTGTCATTTGGTTTCTTACGAAGATCGCCGTTATTATTATCATGTATTGGTGGCGCTGGACGCGGAGACGTGCCAGTTGCGGCGGTTCTCCCGTTTTTTCACATTCGAGGGGGAAAAGGTGGAATACACCCTGGGGTTTATTTATATGGAGGAATCCCAACTCTTTAGAATTGGGTATTCGAAGATGGACCGTACCACCCAGTTTATGGAGATTTCGAAATCGGATTTGGAGAACCTGTTTCACGGGGTTTAGGTGTCTGCGGCGCATCCGTTCTGTTTGGGTAGAGGAAGAAAAACACGGACACAAAATAATATTTTCGTAACATACATTATACATTCCGAAAACAATAAATATGAAGATTACCCCATTTTGGTTTTTCTTGTTAATATTGGCCGTTCTTATCATTTCGATGTTATTCATGAAAAATCGGCCGATGGGCGAATCCTTTATTAATTACAACAAGGATTCTCCTACAAACACGGTGTATGCGATTCCCGGTTATCCGAATAGCGATAATTTGAAGATATATGACAATGTTTATTACGATAAAAAAAACGGTTCAATCTTGGTGATAGAGGGGACGGAATATGTTGCGGGGGCGCCGAATGATCCGATCATTGAAAAGTTGGATGTGATTGATCGCGCGGGAACGTTGACAACGTATCCGTTTGTGACTACATCGGTTGGCGAGAATTTGCCGGTTTCCCCCATACCGACCCAGCCTACTAGCATGCCGAATGGGTATAAATCGGTGTGTATTACCGCAAAATCGAAGCAAACCACCAATCTCCAGGTGTTGTATGTAGCCTGGGGTTTAGATACATACATACAGGTGATTGATTTGATCGCCAAAACCAATGTGGTGGGTTACATTATCAATCATGGTACCACGCCCCTGGAAACGTTATTTAACGCGACATTAAATAGCAATTTGGCGGTGGGCGCGGCGGATACTGACGCCAACACCGGTTCTTATGTGAAAGATACCGCGTCGAGCAAGGTGGTCTACCAGCTTGCGAGCAATGTGTTTTTCGAACCGTTATCGGGTTCTTTAGTGATTAAGAATAACAACAGTAAAGATGTGATATATGGTGCGGATGGTGCGACGAAAACGGATTTCCCTCATCAGACCGACACGTCGTCGTCATTTAGTCGTCCCTGGATTGTTTATGATTTGGTGGGACAAAATATGGTGGTGGTGGTGCCGGGGGGTGGAAAGACGACGGTGACGTTGGTTCAGAAAACGGGTGACGGGCAGACGTTCAAGGTGGTGGGTTCGACGCGGTTCTTACAAGACGGGTCGATTATTAAAGACGGACACACCGATATGACCATTCCGGATGACACAACGCGAATGAAGACGGTGACGTTGAATCTTGCGAATGGCACCAATTCCGCTGCCGTCGCGGCAAACATTGGTTCTCCGCCCGCACCGGTAGGGTCCTCGTTCAACATGGACGACTATTTGAGAAAAACTCAGTATATTCCCCCGATATGTCCGGCTTGTCCTGCGGTAGGAGTCACGTGTAACACTTGTGGTAACACGCCGTCTTCATCCAACGGTAACTCGCCGTCTTCGTCCAAATCCAACGGTAACTCGCCGTCTTCGTCCAAATCCAACGGTAACTCGGGGTCTTCGTCCAACGGGCGCAATTACGGGGTGGCCAGTGCCACGGCGGATTTGGGGAAAGGTGTGTTGGGCACGGTGAACAACGTGGTTAACGACGCGGCAATGTTGGGTGAGACGGCTCTGTTGGGAGCGGGCGGGTTGACCTATGCGGCGGGTAGTGGCGCAACCCATTTGGCCGAGAATGTGCTGGGCGGAGCCGAGAAATTGGCGTATGCTACCGGTAGCGGTGCCACCCATTTGGTAAAAGATTTGGTGGGTGGTGTGGGTAGTTTGGCAAAGGTTGGTGTACAGGGTGGCTCACAAGGTGGTGCGCAAAATGGCTCACAAGGTGGTAGGCAAGGTGGTGCGCAAAATGGCTCGCAAGGTGGTAGACAAGGTGGCTCACAAGGTGGTGCGCAAGGTGGCGTGGCCCAGTTATCTGGACCGCAAAACCCGTATACCTATAATGGTACACTGTCGGAAAAACCCGGATCGAATTTCATTCCGGTGACGGCGGATTTCAGTAAATTCGGCCGTTAACCGCGCGTACGAACAATGAATAAAATAAAAGGTGTAAATGCATCTTGTATTGTATAATCACATATGGATTTGCCCGAAAAAAATGACACATTGGGAGATAAACTCAACAAGATCCTGGGCCGTGACGCGATAAAGGAAGAAATCAAGGGTATTCTGACAGATTTCGACAAAAACTGTAAAAACATACATTTTAAAAAGGGAATTTATTTGTATGGTGCGACCGGATGCGGCAAGACCGAGTTTGTGATGAATTTATTGAAAGAATTAAATTATGATGTGATAAAATACGATGCGGGGGACGTCCGTAATAAATCCCTGATAGATACCATTACGAGTAACAATATATCAAACCGGAATGTTCTCCATATGATGCAGCGAAAAGTGAAAAACATTGCGATTGTGATGGACGAAATTGACGGAATGAACAACGGGGACAAGGGGGGTATCACCAGTCTAATAAAGCTGATTCGTCAGAAAAAGACAAAAAAGCAGAAATCCGAGGACGTGACACTGAACCCCATTATTTGTATTGGTAATTATTTCATGGACAAGAAAATCCGTGAACTGATGAAGGTATGTAACGTGTTTGAGCTGAAGACCCCTACATCGGAACAAATGTCACAAGTATTGTGTGATTTACTGCCGGCATCTGTTTCGGAAAGTCGCGAATTGCTGGTGAATTATATTCAGGGGGATTTGCGTAAATTCCTGTTTATAAAAAAGATATACGAAAGGGATCCGGCGCGGTTTGGAGAGTTTTCGGTAAATTTCGAAAAGGTTTTGAAAACCAAGACCAGTATCGAGGACTCTAAAAAGATTACCCGAAGTTTGTTGAACCGCCCGTTTTCGATAGATGAGCATAACACATTTATGAATGAGACGGATCGCACCATTGTGGCTTTGTTATGGCACGAGAACGTGATTGACGCGATTGCGCCGGCGACTTCAGACCGTTCCCGCATCCAAAAGCCCTTGGTATTTTACACGAAAATATTGGACAACATGTGTTTTGCGGATTATATTGACCGCATTACGTTCCAGAATCAAATCTGGCAGTTTAATGAAATGTCGTCAATGATGAAGACATTTTACAACAATAAATTGTATCACGACACGTTTCCCAATAATGCGGGTAAGTTTGAGCCGGCCGAGATACGGTTCACCAAGGTTCTGACGAAATATTCGACCGAGTACAACAACCAGTTGTTTATCTACAACATGTGTCAGGTGTTGGACATGGACAAGAAGGACATGATTGCGTTTTTCCAAGAACTGCGAATGATTTACGGGACCGATTTTTTGTCGAATCCGGAAATTGTCCAGGTGATTGAAGAGATGTTTGAGAATTACAGTATCAATAAATTGGACATTCGACGTATTTACCGCTATTTAGATAAAAACGTGAAAAAAGAGGCAGAAGAGGTCGATTTTGCGGAAGATGACGGGGAATTGTAGTCCACCTTTTACGTGAGAGATACAAACACTTCGGGGTCACTTTTCGAGGTCGGTTGTGGCATGGTAATGGGTGTTGTCTTTGTAAAGTGCGCGCTTTTTTTGGCGTCTAATTCTGCGGTGAGTTCCGCATTTCGTATATTAAGAAATTTAATATCGGTGCGCAAATCCCGGTTTTTAATTTCCAACGATTTCACGCTTTTCTCCAATGTGGCGATTTTTTCTTGGTATACGGCGGGTTCGACGATGTCTTTGGGTAACACAATACGTTTGGTGGTTTCGTCGGACGGTGACTGGGATTTTTCCAATTCCTGTATCCGCGCGGCCATCTCTTTCATTTGCTGTTGTTGTTGGTTGATGATGTTGACCAGGTCGTTGATGCCTACGGGCACGGGTTCTCTTCCGGGTAAGCTCATCATGATTTGTGGTCCAGCCTGTGCGGCGGCTTTTTCGGCCATTTCTTTGGCCTCTTGTGCGCGTTGCTGTTTGATGTCTTCAATTTGTTTCAAGACGTCGGGTTTCATGCGCGGTTCGCCCGGTGTATAGGTACGCAAGAGATCATCAATGTCTTCGAGGAAGAATTTTTTGATACGGGCTTCCTGGGGGTATTTAATAAACATATCCACGGTTTTGTCGGACAGTTTGGTGAATTGCGTGTCAGGGTTCTCCAAAAGAGTGCGTTTATCGAATGAGTTGTGTTCATGAGAGAATATGAGGATGGTTTTCAGGGGGTCGAGTTGCGCAAACGGAACGGTGTATCCTTTCAAAAAAACCCGTTCTTCGGCAATGGAAGCGTGGTTGTCGTACCGGCAGGAATTGAGTAGTTCGCGACGAAACGCAAAGGTGGCGGCCGTGGCGTGATTCGGGCCGTAGGGTCCAAATTGATACATGGTATTTTTGACGGCGGGTGAGCCATTTTTGACATACAGATAAACTTCGCTGGAGCCGGCACAGAGGGCTTGGGGATTGCGCAAGAGGGTTTCTACCGCATGCGAGATGCGTTCGGGGGGGTAATAATCATCGTCGTCCATGTAAACCAGAATGGAGCCCCGGGATTTGTCGTGCATCATGTTGCGTTTGGCTCCGAGGGTCATTTTTTTGTCCACCGTGAAATATTTAATTTGGGGGATATTGGCCGCGTCCACCAGGTCGCCGATTTTGTCGGTACCATCGTCGATGATGACCCATTCCACGCGGCTTTTCGGGTAGGTTTGATTGCGAAAACAGTCAAACAAGATGGGAATGAATGGGCGCCGATTGAAGGTGGGTGTACATACTGTGACAAGGGGCAGACCGGGGGCGTTGGGAACCTTTTGCGTTTTTTTCGGCATGGGTGATGAACGGTTCTCGAATAGGTAATGTAATGTGTATTCATAAAAAGGTTTTATACCATTTTTACCCCGATAATTGATTTATCGCGTTACGATTTGCCTCTAACGGCCTCGTAAAAAACATCTTTCAGAGCATAGACCACGGTGATGAAAATGGCGATAAAGGCAAAGAGAAATTTAAAATTTAGCTCGATAATTTTGGAACTAATGAGAACAGTGGCAGTGTTGGCAATCGCATTAACTAGCACCGTAATCATACCACCAATAAAATAGTGTTTAAAAACCATTTGAATTGTCGCATGAAAAGCATAAGCCAATTTATCGTATAACCACTCGGCCCAGGTGTCTGAGCATCCTTGGATACCGCATCTTTTTCTGTAGCCATCGGTGCTGCGGTCTTTGATGTAATCGTCAATGGAAACCATCGTTTCGTGTAGACTAATTTTTGAAAAACACAGGATGCCAAAAAAGGAGTAAAAGAATAAATAAAAGGCGATTGCCATGGCCGCGATGGTAATAAAAAAGTGGGAAATTCCGAATCGAAGGAGGTCTGTAGTTATATGTTTGGCTCCCGATAAGAATCCCGACGCCAAGGATGCCGGACCCATGGCCGCAGCCGCAGCGGTTCCCACGGCCGCGGACACGGCGGGCGTCTTGTCTATAATTGTACTAGGTAAAATGTCGGTGTCGGTCTTAGGCCGGGACGGATTATTAATTTCCGCCAATTCCTTTTCATAGTTGTCAATTTGACCCCGCATGGTGGCCACCATGTCCTCATTAAGCGATCCGGTGGCAATGGCCGCGTTAGCCTCAGTAATTTTTCGGTTTAATTCGTGTTCTAACACTCGTTGGGCGTCGGTGAGTGTTCCTCCGCGTACTTCCCGATTGTCATTATTTTCCATTATTTTCGCGACATTTATGTTGGAATCGCGGTTCGTGGGTAATATGTTCTCCACAACTTGGTTGAGTTGGGCTTCTTTTTGTTTCCGGGAATTATTTTGGAGGGAGTTGTAATATTTTTCAAAGTGGCTGGGAAAGATGCTGGGAATTTGCCCTCCAAACACGAGTATATGTAAAAACCAGTAGGTGCGCAAAGTGGGTGAAACCGGATGATTCGGGTCAGTATAGACATGTTGTAATTCAGCATCCCACGGTTTGACCCGGGGATTAAAAAGAATTTTAAGGGAATCAAAGAATAAATCTACAATGGCGTATCCCCACGAATTCATGATTTTATAAATGGTGACGAACATGACTAAAAATATCAAATCACTCGAGACAAATGCCCAATTCATGTATTCTGGGAGGGTGGACATCATGAATTCGTTGAGAAGGTAGAGCGGATACAGAATAAATTCCAGGAGAAAATTTAAAAAGGGACTCGAATCGCGAAAATATTGTCGAGTGATTTGCCATCCGGACATGCGCTGTTCGCTGTGTTCATAAAACATTAAAAAGAACCAATTATATGTGACAAAAAACGTCAATATCAAGGAAAATAATTTGGAAAATACGCTGTTAACATAGCGCATTTCGGCGTTTACCTGTCCCATGTCGGGCAATTTGATATTTTGAATTTTGGCTAATCCTTCGTATAATTTGATTCCGACCTTTTTCTCCAGCCACCGGAAATAAATAGTGGGATATTCGACATATTTCAAATTTTCCTTGATAAATTTGAAAAAGGGATTATCCTTGATTTGTTCGGAAGCATCTTGAAGTTCGTCGCGTAATTGGGACATCTGTTTGGCCTTTTCGGAACCCTTGTCCTTTATTTTGTTTACTTCGTCACCTATGTTGATGGTATTTTGTGGATCTCCGCCGATGCATCCGCCCACTTTGAGAGAACTGAAAAATCCGATGCGGTTTTTCGAAATATCGTCGATTAATTCTTGGTCGGCGTAATCGAAATTTTTTTTATTGGCGAGTATTCCGAGTATATCGAGGGAAGTCATTTCTAGATTGAAAACCGACCCCCCGCTCACATCAGTAGTAATTACGGCATCTTTGAGAGTATTTAATTTCTGGAGGGTATTTTCGGCCAGTTCGGAGATGGGTTCGAGCCCTTCTACGAAACCCCGGGTAGAATTCGCGTCTGGTTCTTCTGGAGAAGACAAGAATTTGAGCGGGTCTGTCAAGGTGTGCTTGTTTTTATGTTCTCGCCGGTAACGTTTTTTCTTATCATTTTCTAAATTGGGTATTTTCCAGGAGGTTTCATCCATAATATGCCAAATATACTATACCATAGAATAATATATTAGTGCGACCCCGCGCGCGCGTATTAGCGCGCATACATCAAACCACAATTGCCCCCCACAATGGATAATATATTGTACCGTTCCTCGTGAACAATTAAATTATAATTGTAATCAAATAGCCGCCAATTCTGTTTATTAACGCCAATGATGTTACCGGCGCCATCGCAAATAACCTGATAATTACTATTTTGGGCGGAAAAGGGGGGAACATAGGTGGCAATTTCCAGTTCAATTGTTTTGAATTTGCTCATGTTAATACCCCCCGACGGTTGATATTCGTAGGGGCTGGTATTTAAACAAAAGTTGTAGCAATAGAGGCCTTCTTTGGCGGCGGATTGTGTGCGCGTATATTTTTCCACGTAATTAAAGACACCGGCGGGCAGCGTATTTTCGCGATATTCCCCGTTGAGAAGAATACCCGCTGTGAGCAAAATTTCTTTCTGGTTGTCAACGACAAAATCGCCGGTTTGAAACAGTCCTGAAAATTTGCGGTCGGGAGAATAGTAAGGTCCGAGTGTGAAACCATTAGCTTGTGCTTGTGCGGCGAATTTGTCGGGTAATTTGTCGGTAGCGGGCATGACATTGGCCGGCAAACTCCGGTAAGGCCAGTTGGTGTAATTGGACCATTCGTTGCGCATATTCACGTCGTTGCGTTGGAGATACCACATCCAGTTCGCAATCATCCCGTTGGAGGTGAGCTGTACTTTGCTGGTTCCGGTGACATTTTCAAATTGGTAGCGAAACACGTCCTTGACCAAATACACCTGGTCTTTGGCGGCAAACAGTTCGGTTTCGGGGCGCGATAGGAAGCAATAATTACACAAGAGGTGTACATCGGCATTCCAAATGGGCGTCTGATTCGCGAAATTGGGGGCATCCATGAATATGGACGGAGGACTTTGTAAGAACCGGTACATTTGTAATTCCTGACGGTTGAAATCGGGTTGAATGTAGGGATAATTGTTGGAAGGATCAAACACATCGCGCACCTGGAACATTTCTTGGATGGGCCGCAACGTGACCGATATTTCGAGTTCATTGTATTGGAGAGCCACGAGGGGAAAGGCGCATCGGCTGTCCAACGTAAACCAGGTGTTGATTGGAATGTAGAGCTGCCTTCCGCGGATGGAGGGTTCAGTACCGGTGGGCGAGTCCGTATAAAATGCCGAGGGGTAGCAATTGGCGCGTCCCAAGGCCTGGGCGGGGTCGTTCAATTCGGCCACATTGCCGGTCATTTCGTTGAACAGGTTCTTCTTTTCTGCGGTGAAATCGCGTTCGACCATGGCCGCCAAATAATCCCCCGTATATTTTTGTAAGGTGAGAGAACCACAGACAATGGAGATTTCTTCAATAATTTGGGTGCCGAAATCGCGGATCCATCGAAAATCGTAGCCGGTCCATTTGTTGCCGGTGAATTCATTGGGTTCGTGGATGGGGCTCCATATGTTGGGTAAGGTTAACACTAAATAACTGTCCATTAACAACTCGGCGTACCGTTTAATTTTAAATTTGAATACAGAAGATGTCGTGGGACGAAGGTCGCGCGACCCCTCGTAGTCTATGCGGAATTTTTGCATACCAAAATTCGTGTATTTTGAATAAGTAACGGCGAAAAAGGTTTTGGTCGGATTACCGGTCAAAAAAACGTTGTTACTGCCTTCCGAAATAATATTTAGTAATCCCCCCGGCATTTGTATATGTGTTAGAATACCGTAATATAATATCATAATATTTTATTATACCCTTTGTTTACTAAAATGTTGAAAAAGATTGTAGTATTGCTGGTTTTATTGGCGTTTTTTTACCTAATTTATAATTTGGTGCGACAACGGCAAAAAATATTGGCAATGGAAACGTTCCAAGAGGGTGCGATATTTTCGGTGCCGTCCAAAGATAACGAATTGTCGAGTTTAACTGCGGATTTGTCGAGTCCCTCGGGTATCGGAAACGCCAAGACGAATATGCCCCTTATCCAGTATTGTATCAAGGCGTCGTATAATTCCGCATTTACAGGAAATTACATAAACCGTGACATGATAAAATATCTGCTTTCTCGGGGGGTCCGATTTTTCGATTTTGAGGTTTACCCGAACAGTGATGCCAAGGAGTCCGCCGGGCTCACTCCCATCGTGAGTTGTAAAGACGTTGCTCCCCAGACGACGGAGACGCTTACCAATATACTGAAGGTGTTTGGTGAGAACGGATTTCAGGGCGTTTCGCCGAATCCCCGCGACCCCATCTTTCTGCATTTCCGAATTTATCCCAACAAGAATAATTATTTGTATTCCGCGATTGCGTCGGTCATTGAAAAATCCAACATATCTCCGAGATTGTATCGCGACAAGGAAAAGAAGACGGCCATACAAATCAATCCGGTCAAAACCAAGTTATCGGACATCATGGGCAAGGTGATCATTGTGTTGGATTATTCTGAAGCGACGTTGAAGGATAATTACAAATCCGACGTGTATAAATGTGCGAAATTGGCCAAACCTTCCAATCCTTGCTACGACTTTTCGGATTACGTGAATTTTTTGAGCGGGGCGTCGAACCCCAAATATTTTTATTCCCAGATTATTCAGCAAAAGACGACTCCGCCCATTATCAATGACGACGGAGCCACCACATCAGTAAGTCGTTTCACCCTAGTGTGTCCCGATACGTGTAATAATTTTTTCGGGATGGCCAGTGCGCCCCCCTATTACAAAATGCCGTTGAATTACGGTATACAGGTCGCCATGTACCCGTTCTATTTGAATAGTGTCAATTTAGGCGGTTACGAAGAGGCATTTGCGAACAGCGATGCTAGTGCGTTTGTTCCGATGTCAACTATGATATCTTATGTAAAAAAGAATGGCTATTCGACGGCTTGATCGTAAATTCTTGTGTAGATATAGTATAGAATACATACTCTATCCACTAAAAAATATATTACCTAAGAATGAAGCATGCGGCGATAAAATATTCCAAGACGAAACACCGATACAACACAGAATTGTGTGATGATGGTATGTCGTTTCAAGATTGTGAATTGGCCATTTTGCGTCATGCGGTGGACGAGACGGAAACCCTACAATCGCAAAAGATTGCGAATTCCGAGGAAATACGGCGAATGATTGAAATTTTAGAGAATTTTTTGCGCAAGAAGAACTGTATTTGCTACGGTGGCACGGCGATTAACAATATATTGCCCAAATCTGCGCAATTTTATAACCGTGAGTTGGAAGTGCCGGATTACGATTTCTATTCAAAAACGGCTCTGCTAGATGCGAAAGAATTGGCCGACATATACTACAAATCGGGTTACGAGGAGGTGGAGGCCAAGGCGGGGGTTCACCACGGTACGTTCAAAGTATTTGTGAATTTTACCCCGATAGCGGACATTACGTACCTGGATCCCAAGATATTCGACGTCATGTCCCGCGAGGTGATTCGGGTGGCCGGAATTCAGTATGCGCCTCCCAATTTTCTCCGGATGAACATGTTTTTGGAATTGTCGCGTCCGGCGGGGGACGTTTCGCGTTGGGAAAAGGTATTGAAGCGCATGACCCTGTTGAACAAACATTATCCGGTTCTCCCCAAATTAGAATGCTCTATGGTGGAATTCCAGCGGCGCATGGAAAACAATTCGGCCGAATCGGAGAACATTTATTTGGTCGTGCGAAACGCGTTTATTGATCAGGGGGTGGTCTTTTTCGGCGGATACGCCGCGTCCTTGTATTCACGTCACATGCCTAAACACCGTCGGCGGTTGATTGAATCTATTCCGGATTTTGACGTTATCAGTGAAGATATGGAGACGTGTGCGATGATTGTGTTGGAACGATTGGGACAGGCGGGTTACCGGAAAAATGTCATGATACGACACGCGGCGATTGGAGAACTGATCCCGGAACACATTGAAATACGTTCGGGCAAAGAGACCCTGGCGTTTATTTACACACCCATTGCGTGTCATAATTACAACAAGATTCGGATAGGGGAGAACGAAATCAAGGTGGCGACGATTGACACCATGTTGTCGTTTTATTTTGCGTTTTACTATGCGGACGAGCCCTATTTTAACCAATCCCGTATATTGTGTATGACCAAATTTCTGTTTGAGGTGGAACAGCAGAATCGGTTGGCGCAGCGCGGGTTGTTGAAACGTTTCAGTATCGACTGTTACGGTAAACAGCCTACCTTGGAATCTATTCGCGCGGAAAAGGTGAAAAAATATGACGAACTCAAAAATAGCCGGAATTCGCCCGAATACGAGGATTGGTTTTTGAAATACAATCCGGCGCAACGGTACGGGGTGTTGAAAACGGTGGCGGCGGACGAACCAAACTCCGCGAAAACCGTCAAGCGCACCAGAAATAGGGCTAAAAAGACTCGGCGTAAACGCGGAAAATTATCCGAGTTTTTGAACAGTTTTTAGACGGTCATCAAGAACCGGATGCTGCGTTGAAAGAGCCAAAACAGGATACCGAAGAGGGTACTTTTAAAAAGAATGCCGTAAAAATTCAAATTGCCGTCGGCGTGAAAAATGGGGAGAACTTTCAGGTAGGTAAACATCAGTGTGTTGAAAAATGGCATGTTGAACAAGAAGAATAAGAGTGCGACAAAGAGGGGGATTTGAAAATCACTGAGCGCGGCGTCCATGACTTCCGTGGTTTGCTTGTTTTTCTCGTGTTGTTGAATTTTTTTCTCAGAGGCAATTTCGTATTCCTTAATGTAGTCTCCCGTGAGTTTCGGTTTGGGAATATAATTGGCCTGAATTTCCTCGTCCTGTTGGTAAGATGTTTGGTCCATGGGAATGTCGCGCGATGGCAGTCGTATTTGCTGCGGGGGGGCATAATCGTGCGGGTTGGTTTCCAGTGCGCGTGACGGGGCTTGATATTCGGGCAGGGGCATTTGGTTCGGTTGGATAGAATTACCGTAAGGATTTGGGTGTACATTTATGGGTACATAATTCGTAGACGGTTCTTCAAAATTGCGTCGTTGGCTGGTGCCTTCCCCCATACCCGGCGGCATTTGTACCGAAATATTTTCGGGCAAATCCACAATTCGTGTAGTATTTTCCATACTATATGAATTCGCATAATATCTTATTGTTTTATCTAAAACGCGTTATTATTTTTGAAGCATGTTGTCAAGCAACGAAAACCCCGTAGAAGAACTCGGGGCGGCGGCCGGAGGAGTCATGCTGTTCATTAACGTGGAGCGTTCGGCTTCGTTTTTGGCCGCCTTTTCCTCTTCCGTGGGCGGTGCTTGGATATCTATAATTTGTTTATTCGCATCGCATTTTGTCGGGGTAGTCGTGTAGGTATAACATTTGTCGTCGTATTGATAAATTTTGTTGTCCAATTCGCTTAAAATGGGTCCATTGAAAATAATACAGTTCTTGTCGTTACATGCCTTGCGAAACAAGGTGGCGATCCCCAGCCCGAGCAGCACCGACATGAAAAATCTGCCCAGCCACGTGTTTAATAATCTCTTAAAATTCATGCGTTTGTCACAATATAATATTACGTGATAATTTATTCGGATACTACAAATATTATATCCTTGAACATTTGGGTCCCGTTATCGTGGTATATTTACGACTGTGCGGGTATTTTGGAGATTTCGTTGGGATTGGCGGGGCATTTGACCTCTTTTTCCGTGACAGAAAAGCAGTGATTGGTTTTATCGCGGTACTGGATCAAATGAATATTTTCGTGTGTCGGATACACGATGATTTTGCGGTTATTTGTAGTGGTAATGTAGACGAAAAAAAAACCGAGAGCGAGGCTGACGATAAATACCGGGATATTGATGAATTTTAACAAGTTCATGGCGGTTATATGATATAGGTGTAAAATAACTTTGGTTGTCCGAGCATTATTTCTTGCCCTTTTTTTTCTTGTTTGATTTCTTCTTGCCCGTTTCTCCCGCGGGTTTTCCCCCGCCGATCGCCGCGGGGTCTTTCTCAAATTCCGCAATCAGTTCTTCGTCGGACATGCGGGGGGGCGGTAACATGCTCCGGGGCTGTTGGCCTTCCTCGGGTAATTTAAAGACATAATTATTGGGGCGTTCAGTGGATTCGAGAACAAAATTGGTGGCCGGGGCGGTCTCCGCGGCTTTTTTCTTGTTTAGTTTATTCCGCATGCGTTCTTTCATTTCGTGATGTTTTGTCATGCGTTCCAGCGCATTCATATCGATCTTGGCGCCCTTGCCGCCCATGGTTTTGGCCATATTTTTGAACATTTCCTGGAATTGCTCGCCCCCGCCACCCATTTCTTTCATTTTTTTGAGAATATCGCCGGCTTCGCGCATGATCTCGTCTTTGGAGATTTCTCCCGATTCCATCTTGTTTTTGATTTTGTCGCCGACTTTTTTGATGAGGTCCATCATTTTCGCCGGATTTTTCATCATTTTCTGGAAAATATCTTTGGTAGAGCGGACATCTTTGAAATCCTCTCCTAAAATATTCTCAAAATCACCGGAGATTTCTTCCGCAATGTTTTTGGCCATGCTGCCAATTTTGCCGTCAAACAGACCCTTCAAATGCTCGTGGACTTCTTCTAAATTGGGCATACCGGTCGTCTTTTCGAAATTGAAGGGAGGTGTTTCGGTATGAGCGTCGGCTGTGTTCTCCTCCATGTTTTTAAAGAAGGAGCTCATGTTCTCAAAGGTCTCTTTCAATTTGTCTTGGAGATCGGCTTCATTGATTCCGTCAAACATGTCGGCCGTTTCCCCGAAACCCGTCTTATTTTTCACCGAACCGACTAAAGTAAACATCAACAACTGTAGGTATTTCCAGATGGATTTTTGGGTGGTTTCGGTCACATCGGCGCAATTGTAGAGAACCCGAAAATCCACCCCGGGTAAAAAACAGACATTTGTGGTGCTATCTGGTAAAAAAATGTCCTTGTTCTCATAAATGATATCGAAAAACCGCTCGGGGTATATTGTCACACAGTATTTGAAGAGGGACCTCATTTCGTAAGTGTCAATGTTGGGGTCCGACCAATGATTCCACAAATGCGTGTATTCGGGAAAGGTGGTCGTCAGATCTTTGGTGAAATCCATCACCGTGGTTTGAAAGTTTTCGGGGATTTCAAATATGTCAGACATGAGTGATATTATTGTAGTATATTATTTCGTACACTTTTTTATGTCATTATTTACGGTTTATTGTATTCTATCTGGGCCTAACCCGGCGCACATCATCATTGATACTCGTTATAAAGTCTATCAACTGGGGGCTCGCAGTGGAAAGATCCATGCTAGTATGTGTAATGTGTTGATCGTTCCAAAAATCTACAGTATCTGTGTCTGACGTTGCCGTGAGATGGTCGTAATTTAAATTGCGATAGGGTGCAGTGAGTGGCACTTGGTGGTCGAAAGGCACTTGGTGGTCGAAATTGAAAATGTTGGTATTTCGCAAAGGCGTTGCTCTCGGAGTGGGTGTAAATAGCTCGTCTACGGTCGTATCGAGGAATTGCGTCGCCATGTAGGTTTGCTGTCGACCTTGCGATACCTGGCGGCTGCTGCACCACATTTGGGCGTCTTCTCTACCCATAGTATGGTAGAGAACGTAGATGTCGTCACCGATGCGGCGCATAAAGGGATCGTCAATCAAATTGTTCGCCTTCATAAATTCGAGCATGTCTTGAAGGAATTTCCGGAGTTTTTTCTTTTGCTCTTTTAGCTGATCGCTGAAACTCGGGGAACCGTCAGCATCGTGGGGGTCGTTTTCAGTTTCTTGGCTGTTGTCCAGAAATAGGCGGGTTTCAAACAGCAATTCCTGGGTCTTTTGTCGAAAATAGTAGACACAAAGATTGTTGGGTTCTATCCGATCGATTTCGTTCTGAAATTCCGCGACGGAGGTGGGGTCCTCCAATTCCATGAGCGGGGGGTAACAGAATACTGTATGTAAACAATCCCCATCTACGTGGGAAATGATATCAATCTCGAGATCGTGTATGTTACCGTAGGTCATCAACTGATATATCTTTTCGCTGTGGTTAGCGAGATACGCTACATCAATTTCTCCTACCCACAGGTTGGTAGCCCAATTATAAATGAGACCGTTTCGTACCGTGAGTTTCAGCGCACCTACCGCGCGATGAAGGATGTTGTATACAATTTCGCCGTAAACCAGGGTGCTGTTTTCACATTTATCGATAAAGTAGTATTCTCCACGCAAATAGTTGGAGAGTTCGGCCAACAATTGGGAATCGTGATCTTGACCCATGCCAATGAATATGGTGGTACATTCGTGGTTGAGCATATTTTTCAGTACACGGGGGCTATCCTCTCCGGCAGTAATCTGTCCATCGGTCATAAACACGTGATACACTTGTTTATTTTCCGCAATTTTCGTGTTGAGCATGTCCGCGGCGTTTTTAAGCGCAATTTCAATGTTGGTGAATGAATAATCTTCGATTGTGTCCAGGGCGGACATGAGATTATCCACATTTTCGGGGGTAATTTTGACGAAATCTAGGATGTGGTGGAGGGTTTGTTCAAATCCGACGACGGCAACATGTATGGGGGTATGTTCGGCCGCCTTGGCGAATTCTTCAAACATGCGTTTCAGGGTATGTACAACTTGTGCGATTTTTGTGAAATTATTGCTCAAAACGCCTGACATGGAGAATGAACAATCTACCGAAAAGAGAATATAAATGGGGTCGGGTGACGAGGCTGGGGTATGGATAGATGCCTTTAATTTGAGAATACCGAAATGCTTGTCCATATCGGTTTCTTGGTAGAGGAGGTGGTTGCCTGCCGTATGAAATAGAATTTCGCTTTCTTGAAACATGGTGATTGATATATTATATATAATATTTACACTATGAACATTGATTTGTTGTAGAAATCAATTTTTTACAGGAACCCTGCGGGTTCCCTCAGAACGGCTTCGCCGTTCAAGGTTGAGCCCCGAAGGGGCTCTGACCCGTACGCCCCTCCGCTGGGAAATGCCCACCTAAGAGCACCGAAGGTGCTCAAGGTTGAGACCCCAACGGGGTCTATGACCCAAAGGGTGGGCATAACGACACGTAATTTCCAGGATTTTGTTGCCAGGTTCTCCCCCATTTGGAACTGGAAAGGCGGCCGAGGGCGGCTCTTCCTGGAATGTATTCAAGGAGAAACAAATCTTGATCACTTTTATTTTTGATTCGGGGAGAACCAACCAAAAGAATAAAAACACGTGATTTCCAGGGTTTTGTAAATGGTTCTCCCCCCGTTGACTACCTGGAAATAAAATACTGCCGTTATGCCCACCCAAAGGGTGGGCATTTCCAAGGGAGGTTCGTACAAGGAACCGTAGGTTCCTGTACAAAAAGGTCGCAGTATAATGTATATTTTAGCCATCTCTAATGGAAGATATAGTAAAAGTGCTACGAACAAATTTTCTGGAAATAACAGATATTTATTCGACTTTTGTGGAAAATCGCGACAGGGTTTCGGAAAAAGTGGCAACATTAAAGGGAAGTTACAACGAGTTGTTGAAACAAAACCCCCAGCCCATGTTTTTACTTTGTTTAGAATCGCTTTTTTTCCAGTACAAGATTTTGTATTTGGAACTAGAGAACTACCAAAAAACGGGGTCAATGATACAGAATCGCATGTACGGAGATTACTACAAGTTATACAACACGATGACAAATTACTGTAAAGAAACCGTTATTGATATATCCAATGCGGATGCCACGTTGGGCGAGGCGGTGTTACCGACATATAAAGACATTGACCCATTCTTCAAATATCGCATGGAGGATGTATCACAGATACACGAGAGAATTTTATCCATCGTAGACGCGATGACCACCTTGAGTATAAAAAAAACGGAGAACATTCAGCATCATCGTAACAATGTATTGGTGGGTTATTCCCTGAATATTTTTCTACACGCACTGGAACACGAAAATACCTTACTAAAAGCGCAGACCCAGTTATATGTAAATTGTATAAATTTTTATCATACGTCGCAGAAAGCCTATTTGACAAAAATCGTGAAAAAAATCGAATTTTTTATCCAGGAGATGGATGATGCTATTCTTTTACCGAATCCTCCGGTAGAAACGGTGGATACCATCGAACAGCCCAACATTGCCAGTTTATTGGCAGACACCTGTATGGAATTTAGTGAAGAAGGCAACGATGCGATACAGAACGAGTACGAGTACGAGAATGATGATGACGACCATCCACAACCCAACTTGGTATTGGGAGAACTGTTGAGAATCACGGTTCCCCCAGAATCCGATGCCGCGTTTGATATGGAACAACCGCCGGCGATAACGGACGACATGGTCATTGACGAGTTTGCCAACATGGTAGTGGACGACGAAGAGGAGGGTGGATGGTCAATGCGAAACGGGTCTCAAATATATCCGGAAGACGATGCTGCGTCGTTTGATAAGGATTCTCTTGAAGCGTCGCGTCCGGACCGCATTCCCCCGCCTCAGGAAGGATCCGAGACGGAATATGGCAACATGTCCGAGCCCGTAGAAGAGGCACCCGTAGAAGAGACACCCGTAGAAGAGACGCAGGGAGAAGAGCCGAATGAATAGGCATGACGGCGATAAAAAATAATACAATGATATTATACTTGTATTATTTGTAACACCCCGCGATGTTTTTCACAGAAAAAAAGGAGCCATCGGAGAACAATGAGGGTACAGGAAACGTGACGGTAGGTAAATATAAACCCAAAAACGTGAAATGGTCACCCGAAAACGAAATGATTATGGTGGAGTGGTGTGATATTGCGCAGTGTTACAAGTGGCTTCATATGAGATGTCACAGCAAATTCGCATATCGTCATGCGTGGTTTACGATACCGGCAATTGCGCTTTCTACCATCAGTGGAACCGCATCATTTGCCCAAACGAGTCTTCCGCAAGATGCCCAGGCATACGCTCCCATGGCGATCGGCACGATTAATATTTTTATTGGAATTTCCACTACTATACAACAGTATTTGAAAATATCTGAACTGAACGAGGCCCACCGCATTTCGGGAATATCCTGGGATAAATTTGCGCGCAACATTCGGATTGAATTGGCCAAAGACCCCGACGAAAGAATGGATGCGGGGCAATTCTTGAAAATATGCCGCGCCGAGTTCGACCGTTTGATGGAGACCAGTCCGAGTATTGACAGTAAAACCATTAAGGAATTTCATGTGGCATTTCAAGGGAAGGAGACCGCAGAAGACCGTAAAAGATTCGCAGAGCTTCAGCAGGAGAGGTTCAGAGAGCTTCGAAAACCCGATATTTGTAACATTATTATTTCGTCGAACGAAAGTAGGCACCAATGGTTTACTGACCCGGAGCGTTTGCGAAATTTTACACACGAAGAAGAAACGGAAAATGTGAATACATTGGGGTCAGTAGTGAATTCTTCTAGTCCGAAACAACTCACAGAACTGAATTTGAGTGGTTTGGAGAAAATGAAACAACAGCGTAAGGAAGAAAAGAAGGAACCTTACGATAGTGAAAAAACGAATAATGAAGACACGAAATTGCTGGACGAATATGTGGCGGCCTTTGTCGCCGCATTAGGGAGGAAGCCACTTGCGGACGAAATTACGTTAAATATGAAAGAGAACGTGGATAAACGCTCGATGGAAAAATATTTGTCCGATTATAATTCAGAAGATTTGATGCCGGTATAGTGTATTCTATTGTGATGATCAAATTCGGACCACTTGTATAGGGGAAATGATACTGTAAGAATTTGTTGGGGTATTATTTCCATCGTCGCGATTCACAAAAACCCCTTCAAGGGTACCATTACTGGGGTAGTAGTTAAACCCGTTGACAGTGCCTTTTTTCCATGAACCTTGATCCAATACTTGAACTCGGTCACCTAGTTTATAAATGTTCGTAGGTAATCTGACAGAATTGAGCCCGTAAGAATACTGAGTATTTTTATTCCCTTCTTCGTTATCGCCCTGCTCGCCATATTCCAAGTTTTCTGCATAGATTGCCGTAACCATGTCAGAAACGTCGCCCACCTGCTTTTTTACTCTTCCACGTATCCATCTCTTCCCACGGGGACCGGGATCGTTGACTTCGACAGTTTTACCCACAGTAAATCTATTATTAGAATCTATTTCGTCGGAGAGAGGCGGTCTTACTTGGTTCGGGTTACTGATACTGTGAGAATCCGTATCATCAGTTTTGTCGTCTCGTTTTACAAAGACCGCATAAAGATTACCATCGTGGTGGTAGGTAAATCCGTTGACAGTGCCACCTTTCCAGGTGTCGCCATCTAAAACCCGAACTCTGTCACCTAGTTTATATTTATTCTCCGGTAATCTCACCGAAGATAGCCCGTAAGAAAACCGACTGTTTTTATTTCCTTCTTCGCGGTGGTTTCCTTGATCGCCATATTCCAAGTTTTCAACGTAGACCGCGGTGACCCGGTTACTATCGTCGCGTACAAGCTCTCTTACCTTTGCGCGTATCCATCTATTTCCCATATTATCGGCGTCGTTGACTTCGACGGTCGTTCCGACCGGAAATCTAGTATTATTATGTTGTTCATAAATGGGCCGTCTTACTTGACCCCGGTCAGCTGCGCTGTAAGCGTGCATGTCGAGAACGGGTTCATTGTCGAGATTTTTGTCATCACGTTTCACAAAGACCGATTTAAGGTTGCCTAACTTGTCGTAGTTAAATCCGTTGACAGTGCCGCCTTTCCAGTCGTCGCCGTTTGCGACCTGAACTCGGTCACCTAGTTTAAAAATATTCGTAGGTAATCTGACAGAATTGAGCGCGTAAGAATACCGACTGTTTTTATTTCCTTCTTCGTTATCACCCTGCTCCCCATATTCCGGGTTTTCAACGTAGACCGCGGTCATTTTACCAGAACTGTCGCGTACATATGGATCAATACTTCTTACCTTTGCGCGTATCCATCTATGTCCATTTTTACCGGCGTCGTCGACTTCAACGGTCTTACCCACACCATAAATATGTAAATCTACTCCGTCTAAAATTCCATATATATTGAGATCAAATCGGGGATTTGTGTTAAAATACACCCCGGTAAAAATAATGAGGATAAACAAGATACAAACTGCCGCACCCATGATTGGCCAATCACTTTTAAAATGAAGTGTACATAATATAGCGAGTAACATGGCAAACCAGAGCGCGACGCTAGATGATATGTATTTGTTCATGGCGATATAATTCACATTTTTTGAAAATGTATCGGAATCGGCGACTACTTTGTAGATGTAATCACTAAACAAATAACCCATAAAACCTCCTAAGACAATTAGGTAGCATAAACTCAATAAAAAATTGGCTGTAGTATCGGTATAACTATCCCCCAAAAACGTTGGCACAAGCATCGCCGCGAAGGTGTTGGCGATGGAGTCGGTGTGTGTTTTATAGAACTTATAGATTACAATAATAATCGCAACGACACCAAAAAAAAGTAGTGCGTTGTACCGTACGTCTATATTATCTTTTTTAGAAAAATAGTTCATTAGGGTCACAAAAAAAATAGTCATAATACACCAGAAAAAAATGACAATTCCGTACCATACCTTTGTCGGTTTCGGCTTATCGGTCGCGTTTTTTTCCGGGGTTTCATTCACTTCTGACGCATCTTTTGAGTTACCATTCTCCGTTTCATTTTCTCTATAAATCTGGCTTCGGAAAAAATTACCCATACTATTTGAATGTTTTGTCCGCCTTATACCATACCCGACGATTAAATACTTTTGAAATTAACTTAAAGCGTACCCGAGAATAATAATTACCAGTTGTATAACTACCCCCCGCTTTCGCAAAGTCTTTGTTTCTAAAGTCGCGCATCACCGCACCCAACCCAAGTTTCATATCATGTATTATGACGACCGATATCATCCGACTACGGACGCGGACGAAATGTCTGTCGAGAGTAGTAGTACGTTTACGGCGAACACCCAGAACAGTGTGGGTCGTCGCCGTCGCCGCGCCGTTGCCGACGAGATCAAGCGTTCAGACAAGGGATATTGTACATATCAGTTGAAGCCCACCGCGGAAAATGGATTCAAATCGTCCAAGATTGAGATGTACGACAGCGGTTCGTGTATTGGCAACCGTATTCGCGATCCGATGAGTGGGGCTCGGATGGCCGAGAGAGTAGGATCGAAGCAGGAATACAAGTTTTTCAAGGTAGGAATTCCGGGATTGAAGCGCGACAGTCGTGTGACCCTGTTTTACGATTCCCCGGAACACTTTGAGAGGCATCAAAAGAGTCCAGTATCTAAAGACATCAAGGAGAAGTGGATTCAGACGAGGTGCGACGTGTTGGGAGGAATGTAGAGAAAAATTGATTATTTACAACCAATTATGTATATGTATCAAACTGTCGGCGCCGTAAAGTGCGTAAAGGAATAAGTGAAAGATGGAAGAGGAATGTTGCGCAATCTGTTTGTTGAGTCTCCAATCGCGTCAGCGAAAACTCCACACGACGGAATGCGGCCACGTTTTTCACGAGACTTGCTTTGAAAAGATCAAAGGCGACTTAACATGCCCGTGTTGTCGTGCCGTCGTTCAGCCGTTACTGAAACAGCAGATTCGGTCTATGGACGATTCCATTCGTGATATGGCCGAATATGTACGAATGTTTCCCGCAATGTACCAGTCGTATATGACTTGTCAAAATGCGAAAATTTCCGAACTGGAACAAAAGTTACGCGAAGCCAAGGAACGAAAGCGCATAGTACATGTGGAATTGACAGACAGTCATCGTCACAACAAATTGGTGTTGGAGAAATGTAAGGCTACCAAAAAGGCCATGGTGGAACAACAGCGGGCGGAACATCTGGAATATCAGAAGAAACGTGCGGAATCCAGAGCTCAACGAATATTACATAAAAAGAAGAAGGAAACGAAACCGCCCGTGTCATCAAACGCGAGCGAGGGCATGTGTCTGTAGGAAAGTATTGCGCTAAGCGCAATACGTTATCCCAATAAAAAATAGATGTGTGTATACTGTATATGAATGTATTGACTGTATTTTTTTGTTTTACGTCGTCATCCTTTGGATTTACGTCGTCATCCTTTGGATTTACAACGTCATCCTCTGGATTTACACCTCGGATAGGGGCGAAAAGGTCTCGTAAGACCTCGCGCGAATTGGTAATTGACCGAGACGTATTTCAAAATAGCAATCAAGAGAATATGCCTAATCCGAAGAAGTGGTCCGCATATTCTGCCAACAAGTATTATGAACGGACCTTGTTTAAGCGGGCACCTTCGCGTGCTTCGGACGGTTTTGACCACCGATTCCTGAATGCCAGTGACAGCGCGCCAGCAAAGTTTGTCGAACATCAGCGAAAACTCAATCTTTTGACGACTCTAGAAAATGACCAGGTATCAGAAATAGCCAAATTACAATTGATTCGCAGTATTCCCGAAGTATTTTGTGTAGTAGATTCCCGAGATTCGCTTTACCGTGGTTTCGAAGAATTTCTGTAGGATATTATGTGTATATTTGTTATAGAATGCCCACGGTTCCCTTTGTTCCCCTGGGGGTTCCCTTGATGCGCCAAATAAAGAACGGTATATTACAAAGTAAAAATGCCATGCCGCAAAAAGATATTACGAGTGACGGTGCTTCCACATATTCATTAGGCAGGAAGCTGTTCCAAAAAACGGCGGTACAGACGACAAACACGGTGACTATTGGGCAAATGGTCATTCAGCGAAAAGCCCTGGGTTTAGGTGATCAACAGTCGGTGATGGGCGGAAAAGCCACGTCCCTTCAGAAACGGTGGATCGGAGGCAATCGCGATTCTTCCAATGTCACCAAAATTCGGGGCATCCGAGCCATTGGTAAGACTGAGTTGAATCCGGCGGGTACTCCGGTAGCTTTCAAGAATGTGGTGGATAGAAACACGCAACGTCAGGCTCTGCGCCGTGTACGTCACGTGGGTTCTGCGGCTCCCGCGCAAAAAACTCACAAATACAAGAACGCACCGGTGTTTTATTAGATGGTTTTTAGGTATATTGCCAACGCAATTTTTTATGTTATTATGTTATAGCGATATAATAACATATTTTTTCAGATATAGCATGGACAGACCCAGCCCATATTTGAATTATACTTTGGCCGGAGAGCCGGTGGCATTGTTCGGAATGTTTTTAATTACCACCGCATTGATGGCCTATGTTACTTTGTCGGGGCCATCGAATGGCGAACCCGAAGAAACAGAGGAATCGGAAGAATCCGAGGAATCCGATGCTACCGTGGTACCTGGAATGGGTATGATGCCAACTACTGTGGAAACGGAAGAGGAAAAAGAAGCGGAAAAGGAAGAGGCCGAAAAAGAAGAAAAGGAAGAGGCTGAAAAAGAAGAAAAGGAACAAGCGGAAAAAGAAGCGGAAAAGGAAAAGGAACAGGCCGAGAAAGAAGCCGAAAAGGAAAAGGAAGCCGAAAAGGAGGCAGAAAAAGAGGCCAAAGGCGGACGTCGCAAAACGTTACAGAAAAAACGCGGTAAACATAAGAAAACTAAACGGCGGTCGCGTCGTTCAAAGCGTTAAACATTTTTTGAAAAAAGCGGTAACTTCGTTCGGGTCGGAAGAATTCACCACCGCATCCGGTACCGTGCCTAAATTGCCCTTTTTCCACGCTAAAATGGCCGGAATGCCGTTGACCATACGGCGCGACTTCAAAAACGCATACAATTCGAAACACTCGTCAATATCAATAATAAAACATTTGAATCGATCCGGTAATTGTAGCATAGAGTCCTTGACCTGTCCATCAATCCTTTTACACGGTTTGCACCAGGTCGCACCAAATTTCACGATGATGACGCCCTTGTTCTCCTGTAATTCTACACCGAATTCGTCGGGAGTACCAATTTCTTCTAAATATGCCGGCATATGATAACACCACAATTTATTTTTATGTTGTTTTCCTACATAAAAAATAAATTGTGGTGTTATATAGAATAATGAGTCACAATTTAAATATTCAGACGTATTCCTTCGAAGAATTGCTGGATCTCTTCAATCTGTCTAAGAATTTCAATGTAGAAGAATTAAAACAGGCTAAGCGCAAGGTTCTCTTCATGCATCCGGACAAATCCCGGTTACCTCCCGAATATTTTTTGTTTTATAAAAAGGCGTTTGAGATCATTGTCACGTTTTTCGAGGACCGTGTGAAGCAGGATCGACCGGTTCCCCAAACCAAGGTCGCCTACACGCCGATGAACACGTCGGAGAACAAGAAGGTGGGAAAGGTCATCAACGGGATGAAATCGGAGGAATTCAACCATAAATTCAACGAAATGTTTGATGAAAATATGTCGAAACCGCCCGACCCCACTCGCAACGCATGGTTTCAGCAAGAAAAAGCCCTGTATGACGTTCCTGAAAAGGTGTCGCAACAGAATATGGGAAGTGCTTTGAAAGACATACGCGAACGGGGGAGTGAGATGATCCGGTACCGCGGCGTAGAGACCATGTACAGCACGGGTGCGGGGGGTACCAATTTTTACGATGACGGTGAAACGGAAGATGGAGGCTATATTGCGTCGGACGTGTTTGGCAAATTAAAATACGACGATTTGCGACGGGTTCACAAGGACCAGACGGTGTTCTCGGTCAGTGAATCGGATTACGACAAGATGGCCAAATATGCCTCGATAGATCATCTGTCGCAAGAACGCAGTAAGCAGAATTTGACCCCTCTCGAAAAATCGCAGGCGGAAGCGCAGATGCGCCAACAAGAACAGATTCATAAAGAAGCCCTGATGAAACGTCAATACGAAGCCAAATTGAGAACCCTGGAATATGAGGAAAAAAACAAGCGGGTCTTGGCCAACTTCTTGCGGTTGACCTAATAAGTTATTTGTAAAACGAACTTAAAAGGAACACCACGTTTTATTGTGGGTGGGGGCACGGTGCTCCCACACTATGCTCGCATAATGTATCGGTTCGCATATGGTCCTTATAAGTCCAGTGGCGGGGTTCGATTCCCCGTGCGAGTACGAGAGTATGACGTCCAGTTGTATTGGATGTAATACATAATTACCCATATAAAGCCTTGTGGATAGGATAGACAATACATATGCTGCCCGTATTTACATCTCAGTTTGGCGAGGACGTATATGTATTGAACAATTACATCAATGTCCACACCCCGGACGGAATATTTGTGGAATTGGGTGCGATGGACGGGGTCACGTATTCCAACACCCGTTTTTTTGAAGAAACTCTGGGATTTTCGGGGGTATTGATCGAGCCGACGGATCAATACGAAAAATTAGTGTTGAATCGTCCCAAATGTAAAAACGTCAATTTGGCCGTGAACTACATCACCGAGAAGAGTCTATTCCTTGGCAACGGCGCTTGCGGCGGATTGGTGGAACCCATGAGCGAGAATTTCAAAGAGAAGTATCACAAGGATAAAGACGGTTATTATGTGGATTGCGCGCCCTTTGGCGAAATTTTATATAACAGCCAAGTACCCTACATTGATTTGTTGTCGATCGACGTGGAAGGTGGTGAGCAAGCGGTGTTGGAGACCATGGATTGGGGCATTCCGGTGTTTGTAATTGTCATTGAAATGGACGGGCACAATCCCGAGAAAGACCAAAAATGCCGCGATATTTTGTTGGCACGGGGGTTCACGTTTGATATCCGTGTAAATATCAACGAATTTTGGATCAATAAAAATTACGCGCGAAAAGACAAATTATTCAACCGGGGGCAGCTTAAACTCACCTTTTCCAACATGTATCAGCACGGCCAATTTCCGTTTATTGATATGGGGCACGCCTATATTCACGAACTAAGAGATTCGCTGTTGTTGGACCGCAGTGTCGTGTAAACCGGGTTTGTCCTCCGACTCACCCTCCCAATGATCTTACCCATTTTGGATAATTTTACAAAAAACGTAAAATTATTTCGCGAGGAAGAATCATGCCAGAATTTTTTGTAGGATCCGTTCGCGGTTGGCCCGATTCTCCGGATTGGACGCATTGCCATTGTACGTGACCTGGTTTTCGTGAATACGGTAATACAGTAATACCTCGGGAATATTGTAAATTCGGCCAAACCGCTTCAAGATACGCAGTTCAATTTCGTAGTCTTGGAGACAGCTGCCCATGGTAACGTCGTAATTTCCCACGGCCAAAATGGCCGATTTTTTGTAGCAGAGGGTCGGATGATTCGCAAACCATTCGGACCGCGTCTGTTTAAACTGTTCCCAAGTCATAATCGCCGGGTGGTTCGTACGTCCCATAAGCGTCTTGTCCTGGGGGTTCGACGTGGTTTGACGGAACAGTTGTAAATCGGAACCCACCATGACGCATTCGGAATGGGATTTCATAAACGCCAATTGAGTTTTGATGCGGTCGGGAAACATGATGTCGTCCGAATCCATCTTCACAATGATTTCGCAGGTACACAGATTGACGCCGTCGTACAGGGATTGCGCAATACCCCGGTTCGTCGGATTCTTGGAAAAAACCACGCGGGTAAAACGCGTCGTGGCCCGGAAGTTCTCCAGTTCGCGTTCCAGAAGTTCCGCGTGAACGTTGTCTGACCCGTCGTCGACCCACACCAGTTCAATACCGAAATGTCCGTTTTGGGATTTGATAGAGTCCAAACATTCTTTGATATACAAATATTTGGTGTTGTAACTGCTGACCAAGACCGAGACCCATTCGGGGGGGTCCAAGAGCTCTCGGGGCACCTCGATTTGGTTCATAATCTCGTAGTTTTGTTTAGTTGACCCCCATTCCTGAAAACAGTGGACCTTTTTGTGGCCTTCGTAATGAATGCCGGTAAAATGGTAGGGGATGAATGTATAACTGGGGTAGATACTGAGATCGGAGTATTTCCCCGTTTCCAAGAGTCGGGTCAATAATCCGGGTCCGACGGTGAACCACGCGCGTTTTCCGCACGTTTCTGGGCAACTATCGTTGGTCAGCATCCAGTCGATGGCGGCGCGGCAGAGGGGGTGTTTGGGGGGAAATCCCATGGTTCCCGTCGCCACGAGACCTTGGCGCGCCGTTTCATTTTCAAACCCGGCAAAGGCGCGCTTTTCGAGGAAAGATTCGTCAAACGGTTCAAGACAGACCGAATCTGCGTCCTGGAAAATACCGCCGTAATGGTAGAGGATTTCCCACCGCATGATGTCGGCTTTGCCGTTGATCTCGGACATGCGGTTGATGGCGGTCGTACACTCGAACGTCATACCCCGGCGGGCGATTTCGTCCTCGGTCCAGCGGATGTATTCGAAATCGGGGTGTTTGTCTTTGAACGTGTCCATGAATTTGGTGGGAGCGGGTTTGGACCCGATCCACAGTTGGTGCAGTATTTTGGGAATGGGCATTTTTGTGCTACAGTACAGTTTGAAACAAAGATGTGTTTAAATCCTTGTTTCAAAACTTAGTTATTATAGTGGTGGTCAACGGGGTTTACCTGTAAAAAATGCTACCGATTTTTTTATATGATCAGTTAATGATGTGGCTTCCACAGCTTTCGCCGTCGTCTGGGCTTTCGCATCTTCCGCATTTTTAGAAAAATCCTCGAGATGAAATTATTATTTTAAGGCAATGATAGGAATTTGAAAAGGATGTACTAAATCTATGGATATATCTTATCAAAATTTTCAGCGGGTGCACGACCTCGTATTTTATTCATTATTCCAGTTGCCTTTGCTGTTACCGTGCTAAGGCCTTTCGATGCCGATTGTTGTACTTTTTGGAATGTTGGTTTTGCGAAATTATCATTAACATTATTTTTAATGGCGGTTAGTGTGGAAATAGCACTGTTTCCCGCCTCTTTTGCTCTATCAGTAATACAATTTGCTCGTGTGGTTTTTATCGCGTCGGCAATCTCTGTTTGGCGCGCGGCTTTTAATGTGTCTTGAATTTTAATTTTCGCAATCTCTAAATCATTTTTATTTTCTTGCTTCATAGTTTTAATAATATCATCTAATAAATTCGTTATAGAATCTGCATTATACAACTCTATCAACTTATTACGGAGTATAGTTACTTGTCTGTCTAATTTGAGTTCCCCCCCCCTCACACATTTTTTCATAGTTTTATTTGTCCGTCTACGCCTCAATTTCTTTTTGTCGGGTTTACGCACCAATTTCTTGGTTTGGGGTTTTCTCACCATTACAATAAAATATACGTTTATTATATTTTACATCTGAAAAACAAAAAAATACAATATGTACACATCTACAACTATCCATCTTCTCATATTTCTAATGCGTGCGTTGGTACAAATACAAGCCCGTCTCCCGGTTCGAATGAACATCCATGATTTGGTCGACATAATGATTTTCGAGTTGACAGTGCGCCGTGTACTGTTGACGGGTAAAAATTTCCCCCGCGAAAATGACCGACGTGGTCGCACCACGCTTCATGTACACCTGGATCACGCACTTGTAGTTCTCTTCTTCGTCCACGATTTCTTCGGAATCGTCCGTATATGTGAAGAAACTATCGTCATTATTTACATTATCTACAAAGCGGGTCATGACGACAATGTCCGTGTGGTGGTAATTCTTCCGGAACCATTCTTGAGAGTCCCCGGACCAGATAGAGTCCCCGTACACCCCCCACGTGGTCAACAGCCACTCTGCGACCAAATGTTTGTAAGGGCACGAGATCCCCGCATGCCAATTCTGCCAAGATCTTTGCCAAATGTCCAGGAGAACATTCTTCTGAAAATGTTCCTTGTACGTATCATCATACTCGAAAATATGACGGAGCAGTTCGGGAAACAGTTGAGTCAGACGCGACCCCCCGCGGACGAACGTGTTTTTCAAACAGACTGTCATATTACATGTGTTGGTGCCGTCTTGGAGAACCCGATCAATAATAATCAATTTTTGCGGTTTCCCACTCCAAGATTGCGGCAGTTTCATACAATGGCAAATAGGATGGAAATAAATATGAAAATGTGCGCCATAAAGTGACACAAAATATGCTCCATACAACACCATTCATAGGATGAATACACATGACTCAGGTAGAAGAACAACACGGTGGTTAAAATGGACAACGCGAACCAAATGTAACCCACCCAAGATAAATTGCGCAACAGAATGACATATATCATTAACATGGTAAAGGAGGTTCTCGCCGCCGCCGCATCGATACGATGAACCAGCGACCCCTTGATGGGATCGTGCCAAAACGCAATCGAGAATACGAAATTGGCAAAGAGGGCGGAGAACAAGATGGACTGAATACGCGACTGTTCCATAAAAAAATAGACGAAAAAGGGCACCAGAAAAAGGTGGGCACTCATATACAATAATTTGTGGGTGAACCAGGTTTCCGGATGAATTTGTTTGAGAACCACCAGACCCCTTTCGTGTATTTTTTTCAATAATTTCAGTTTTTCCGCGGCGATTTGGTTTCTAAAAAAATCGTCTATTCTATAGAACATGTAAATAACATATATTGTATTTTATGTGATTTACGCGGGTTATACGCTAAAAGGGTGTACAGCTAGGGCGCGGATTCGAGTGCTTCCGCCTTTTGTACGGTATTCGGCTCGCTACCCTTGGTATGGTAAAGACTCCGAAGTTCGCGCAATTCGTTCCGAATGTCCAGGAGAACCGACATCATTATGGACACGTCGGGAATGGTCTCCAACGGAATGACCCCGGGTGTCTCCGGATAATCCTCCTTCTGGATGTGTAGGGTGCGGCGCGTGACGGGTGTACGAACCGCGGTTTGGGAGGGCGCGCTAACATTTGCGGAAGACAAATCCGGAGGAAAATACAGCAATTCTCGCTCGCGCATTTGCTGTTGGACCAGTTCGTCCATATTGTCAATGACCGAATCCTTTTCCATTTCGCCAAAATGGGGCTCGGCCGGTAATTCGCGTTTCAACATATTGTCGTATTCGCGCTGCCTTTCTTCCAAGACATGGGACGATATTGCGCGAGGTTCGGCGAAGACGGTCTGGGGGCGCGGCGTGAGGGGGACGAGCGCGGGCGAAGCGGTTTCGGAAGCATTCAAGGCGGAAAAGGGCGAATGGCTGCCAAGACCCACGGGTTCTGCGCCAAACCGCACGTGCTTGGTTCCGTCATTATGTGTGACACTTTGCGTATTGGCCCGTCTTATATAATCAATCATATATTGAACAACCTGTTTATTGAGAAGGTTCAGCGACGTTTTGTTCAATATTTGGTGTTTTCGTTTTTGGTAAAACGCTTCAATGACTTCTTTGAACCAGTTTTCGTGGTCCTGCGTTAGCGGGAAAATTTTACGAATATGCGGTATTTTTTGGGAAATATTCCACAATAATTGTTGATTTTCCGGTTGAACGAATTTGGACATGTAGGCGGCGACACGTTACTCTAAAAACCACTAATATATTTCTTTTATGTTTTTTACGTATCAAGAATATTTACACGGACAATATTATTGATAGTTGACGTATCAGTTGGGGGCGATTTTATACCCATAAACCACCACATTCTGAGGATTTTTACCGGTCTTGGTTTTACCCTTACTCAACGCATGTTTTCCGGTCCAGGCTTCGCGCATGGCGACGAGGTCTTCCTCGGTTTCATCCACCGTATTAATCATGAATTTCTGTAACCCTTCAAAAAATCTGCCGTCGATTTCGTCGTAAACCATGGTCCGGTAAAAGGGTTTGCCGGGGCGCACATTGGAATTGTATACCACGGTTTTCACGTGGGTAGTAAACGGGTTGACTCCGCCCCGGTATTTTCGCGTGCGGTTTTTACCTCGACGTTTACGCGTTTGTTTTATTTTCGTACCGCGGGGTCGGGGCATGCCAGATATATTATACCGACAATTTATTTGTTGAAATATTTCTGGCGGAGGTTTTGCATCGCCTTGTCCGGAATACGATGTTTACGGAAAAAGCGAACACGGTCAAATGTAGTGGTCTTCGTTCCCCCTTCACTGTGTTTACGCGCAAACAGTTCCGGTTTGTTTTCCAATGAACCGTAAATGTCCGCGTCGGGCCGTTCCAACAACATGGTGATAATAAAAAAGAGGGAATACATGCCGCATTCGGTGTTGGTATATTGATGAACCAGGGGATAATTTTCTATAAATTTCATGTGAAAGGATTTCGGCAATTCTAAAGCCTGTTTCTGGATGAGTTTGACCAACCGCATAATTTCGGGAGGCGTTTTATCTCCCGCACTGTCGAAATAAAAAATGAAGCGCGCTTTGATGTCAATAAACATTGAAACCCAGTGTGTACCCGGGCCGGTATGTTTATCTAAATTAAACACGATGGCGATTTTATGGTGTTTTTTCTTGATATGGTCACTGAGAGAAAACTGGCACAATTCGTTGGTTACACACGAAGAAGACGAATAACTGTCGGGGGCCGCAAAATCAATAAACGACGGTCCGATGAATTCGAAATGGGGATATCTATCTTCGTACTGGGTGAGTACATTGAAAATATCGTAATTCGACAACCATTCATTGGGATTGTAGTTCCATTCTTTGGGCCGTTTAGGAGCAAAGACGTAATCTCTAATTTTCTTGCGCAATTTTTCGTCTTTTAGTTGGTTAAGCCAACAATCCTCTTTGCCGCACTGAGACATCCGCGCTTTCAATGCTTCCACGACTTTTTCGGGCTCCGTCTCGCGAATAGGATCGTTGCGATGGAGGTGATTGTATTCCGATTTTATCTTGGTTAAAATGTCGGGAGTATAGCAGGTGTCTTTGGTGGCGGTTTCACCGTGTACCATGGGGCTACAATTAAGTTGCGTGTTTTTTTGGGTTTTCCGTTTGCGGTGTTTATTTTTGGGGGTAAATTTTTTAGAAGATCCTTTTCGCGAAATGGCAAACGGCGTCGAGGTCTTTTCACTCAGTACTCTCCGGTTTTTGGACGACTTGAATTTGAACCCTTTTAAAAATGACATCATGGTAGTACGCGTACCTCCTATACAAAACCCGGAGATTATTTGGAAGATGCGAATTTTTTACCTGAAAAGGCCGCCATGTCTCGCGACAGCATATGTCCGGTCTTTCCCGCCGGCATAGATTTATACACCTGTTTGCCCCAGAACGATTTGGGAAAATTGCCAGAAGTTTCGGCGGTATCGGTCGATTTCATGTATCTTTCGTCGAAAAGCGTTTCATCTTCGTCGTTGTTCTCGTGATATTCTTCCGAATGTCCTCCCGTCAGATCTTTACTACAGAGTTCTTGGTCTTCCAAATATTTAATACAAGCCCGTGTAAAATGGTGAAACGTTTCAGAAATTTCGTTATTGAATTGCTTGTTATGTTCGCAGAGAAGCTGCCGAGTAATTCCCATAATACCGTCGTGATATTTGGCGAGGGTTTGGCGATACCGGGCAAATTCCTCGTATTTTGTGGGATCGGTTTTAGAAAGGTACTTGGCGTAGTTCTGCTTGTTCATCAACAACTCCATTGTTAATTTATCTATAGGTGATATCATGTGTGGAATATCGGAATCAGAGGCATGGTCTTCTTCCATAGTATAGCTGGATATGATTCAAAGCTTACACTAACGCAACGGCGAGAACCCGTAACGAGAAAAAAAATAATGTTTGATATATGTATATAGTTTACTAAAATGGCGTCTCAATCACTCCAATCGTTAAAAACTCCTATTATTGCGCCTTCTAGTTTGGGTGGTGGCCCTTACCAAGGTTGGTCGCCGGATCAATTTGGCAACAATGCGCGTGGTAATTCCATCGAACGCCGTATTATTGTGCGTGCGTGGAACAACCCTTACGCAACGGGTACGGTCAACGGTCGTAAACGTGCCATTGGTCCTTTTCGTGCGGTGACGAATTCCGGTGATTTCCTCTCGCGTAAAAATTATTCTTGCGGGGGGTCGAATATGGTCACTCCTGACCGGTACAAACGTGTCAGTAACATCGGCGGCGTTCCGCAAATGTGCGATGGTACGGCCATTCCGCCGTCGACGTGTAACCCGCGTTTTGTGCCAGATAGCTCCGACTATGTGAAATTTAGGCGATTACGCGCACAGAATGTGACCTATAATGAGAAAAAATTCGGCGGTAACGATTCACGCGCGCAGTATGTTCCGTTGATGGCCGTCCGCAGACGCTAATACAATTTTCCCAGCATAGAATATAGTAGATTTTTAATCATGATCAACCAGTATTTAGCCGAATTTTTCGGATCGTGTTTTTTCGTGTTTATTATTTTGGCCACGGGTAATCCGATTGCGATTGGCGCGTCGTTAGCGCTGGCCATGCTTTTAACCAAGGACATCAGCGGTGGTAACATCAATCCTGCGGTCAGTATCACCATGGCGTCGATTGGTAAATTGCCGATTGCGGATTTGGTGCCCTACATTTTGGCGCAGGTGTTTGGCGCCCTGGTCGCTCTGGAAATATACAAACGGGTCCAGTTCTAAGCTAGAGTACCCCCACCACATACATGTTTATGTTACAGATAAACATGTTATTTACACCCGTGAAGACCGGTCGTTTCGAGACGCACAAATTCAATTATCCGAGAGTTTGCGGGGCATACGGTCAAACAGACGATAAATTAAAAAAAGACTGAGAACGGTGATTGAACCCAAGAAAAACCCCGTTACAATGTCCTCGTCAATGTTCAATTTAATAGAGGGCGAATCTTCCGACTCTTCGTCATCTTCCAAGACCAGAGTTTTTACACGCATAGGGTTCAACAACCAATTTGCGTCGATGATCTGGTCGTTAAAAAACCCGTTCACCGTAACCGCGTTTCCATCCCCCACGTAGGAATAATAGGGCTGTATATTGTAGCGATCGACCCGACCACTCACCTCAAACCCTTCCGCCGCGAATATAGACGGCTGTTTTTTTTTCCACACATTGTATTCGTTGGTCGAAATGTACCCACTTTCCGTGTCGCCCTGGCTATTTTTAATTAATTTTACTTTGACACATTTATTGTCGTCGAGGAGTTGGGCGGCTGCCAATAAATCTTTCGAATCCTGTATTGTTTGGTAGGCCGAATACATCAATCCCGTCTTGCTGGTATCGCCGTCCAAATACGCCATACCGTCAACCACGTACGAACGTTCTTGAACCTGTTGAGTGTTGTCCATACATTGACCCCCCTGTTTTTCAAACTTGCGATTTCCTAAAGGTGCGCCATTTTGTGCGAGGGTCGTCGCACTCGAATTCCCGCCTAATAATGCGTTTTCGTATTGTTGGTATCCCGCCATATTTTTTGTCACACTTAATGTATCGACATTGGTGGCGGGGGTGATACCCATGGCAGCCAAATTTTTAATGTAACCAACATTGAATGTCCCGTTCACTACTTTTGACATGTCTATGCCATCAGGAATATCCGATTCTTTTAATGAATTTATGACGGAAGTTGCCATGATACGATATTACACTGTAATATTTGTAATTACACTTATATTATACCTCCATATTTTTACGAGGCCGCGTCCGAGAACGCGCGCAGTGCGATCGCGAAGATTTGTATTATAGGTGTATATCCGTTTCGTTTTCATCTAATTCCGGTCGGGTCCAGGAATTGACAATCTCGGTCGTCATGGTATTGTGAATTTTATTTATGGCGGTATCTTGTAGCATCACAATACTCGTCATGTGTTTCAATTGGTATCCCACATATATAGAATCGGCGTCTTTCACGGTGAGCGGGGGGCGACACTTGGTAAAATTGGGGTCGTTCAAATTGTTCTGTAGGTCGGTCATGTCTTGGGTTTTCATGCTGATTTGCGATTTCAACACTTCGGTAACGGTGTCCGGAGTGGAGGAGGAGGCCGCAGGAGGGCGGGCGGCCAATTTGGCCTGTAATCCCGCCAAATCTTCTTTCATGAGGTCCAGCGAACAGTCTCGTGGAGAAAAGGGATGTTGGCTTAAATTCGTCAACTTGATTTTTTTGTCGTTTAATAGGGTGCCGTCAATCAGACCGGCCAAATCGGGGCTCGGAACATAGGACGGAAACATTTTCACGATTTCTTGGTCGTGACGGTGAATGACACCTAATATTTTGGTAATATTGGCAGATCTTTTTTCGGGATCGGGATCCATGGATAAATCGTTGGCGGGAAACTTTGGATCCAGCGCGGTCAATTTCTTATCATGAGCCGAGACATTGTTGACAAGTTCGATCATGATGGTCGAAATTTCCGACCCCGTGAGAGGCTTGGCGGTCATCGCATTGGAATTGAAGACTTCAAATTGGGTAGTATCGGGAATAGTAAATCCTTCTCGTCGACGAGAACCGTACAATGAAACGCCGAAAATAACGACAACCAAAAATATTACTATATATACAAAATATTTCTTGACGACCTTTAACATATGTTCAACCGTATAAAATATCAAGAGAAATAATATAGACATTTATCGCTTGGATAGAGTAAATATACGTCCTTTCCAATGTTTGCGCTGTTAAATTCGTCTGAAATCTTTTTCCCGAATGACGAATCGGAAAATGTATTGGCGGGTTTTGCGGAGATTCAACAACTAATTAAAAAGTCGGTCAATATCACGAATGGCCACTGCCATTTTACCTACACGCTGGAATACAAGGATATTACCCTATTTTTCAACGGTAAACTTACCAATGTGAACTGTTTGAAAAAGCACGTTCAGTACGACGAGACAGATTTTGTGAACCATTCCGCGAATTTTGAGGAGGGGCTGGTCGTCATCTTACTCTACATACGCTTTGGACTGAAATATTTATTAAATGTGCTCGAGGGGAGGTATGTATTTATGTTGTTGGATCAAAACGTGTACAGTACAAATTCCAAATTATATGTGGTGCGCGACCCGTTTGGACATTTGCCGTTGTATGTGCTGATGCCCGTCCATCGTGCGAATGTGGGGAACCATTCGCACATGTTGCGAGAAAAAGATTTATATGTGAAGCGAAACCCGCGTCAAAAAATGTACGGGTTTGCTTCCGAGACGGAGTATTTGGAGTATTTGTGTGAGACGGGGAAATACCGCGACTCGGAAGCAAACCCGTACATGATTGTGCCATTTCCGGCGGGAACCTATACGGAATTTTCGTACCCTTACCGGGTATTGTCGTCGTGGAGTGTCGTAAACGAATTTGTGCCCTTTTTCCATTTACCTAAAACGCAATTTGTCGGGGCTGTGGATCGCGTGTCCTTGGAGATGGCGGCGGATTTTTTGCGAAATCAGTTGATAGACGTTGTTCGGCAAATTCTGGACAATCGGGACAGTGATGTTCCTCCCACTATGTTGATTACGACGAACAGTGCGGACATTCTGCTCCTGGGAATTTTAATCCGTCTATACCGCGCGAAATGTGGCGAGGCATCTCGGGTTCGAACCGTGTGTTTTACGGGGGAAGACTGCGCGAATTGCGAGAAAATCGCGCAATATTATGATACGGATCATATAACTATTGATAGGGAGAACTATGGCGCATTTTTGTTGACACAAACGGCGGATATGTTTACGGCGGAAACCGCGATTTCTGAGGTGGAGTATCAGAAGAGCGATTTGTTAACATACGATTACGACTGTCGCAACCGTGTTTTGAATTATTTTTCAGAGGGCAAAGTCTGCGAGATTGAACAATCGGCGGTTCATTTGGAATGGCATCGGCCGTTTCTAAATGAAAAATATCTGAATTTTTATTTCTCGTTACCTTTGGAAATCCGCGGGAGTCGGGACATTGTGAAACAGGAAACGTCGTTTACTTTGGAGGAGTATCGGCCCTGAAGAATCCAATCCGTCGCGTTAGAGAATTGAATGGAGCATGGGGGGCGCGGATTTATTTTTCCGTTAGAATCGGGACCATTTTTCTAAAACGACCCCAAACGAATTCATCTGGAAGAGTCTTTACAGTATAAGTACGCTGTAGATATGGTTCGTTACCTGGAATACTTATAAGAGTCAAATAAATAATAGCGGCTACTGAAAACGACATAAATACCGAGGCAGATATTAAGATGTCATTCGCATTGTTTTCTTTGTTTACCAACGCAGGAATAGCGTTACCTAGGAGAATAATTCCTATGACAAAACATACAATGACCAATGCCATTGGCCATTCGTTGCTTCCGGATATAGATATGGCACTAAAATATAACCGCGGAAATCCCATGATGAATGCCATGAAGCCAATTACAATTAACACCGTCCATATTGCGAAATTGATCATAGTGTTGGGGTCTGTCAAATTGGATCCCATCGACGCCGCATACGTGGGAACTTCCTGGGAATAATCCAAATCCACATTGTCGCATTCCATCCAGGCCGTTTTACTGCTGTCCGGACCTTCCGTAAAACCCTCTTGATAATTGGCGCCGACCGTGGATTTCGTCTCTGGTGTATTTGTGGACGAAATCACGGAAGAAAACCCCGGGGCAGATGTTCCCATTTTACTCGCGGACAATGTATCATATTTCGAAGTTTCCAGAAAGGGTTTTTTAATGGCTTCAATGTCGCCTTGTGAAAATCCGGTAAAATGGGATTGAACGGCGACGGCGGTCTTAAACACCACCACAAATGCCGCAGAGGTTTCATAGTAATAACATTCACTCTTGTTCGGTAAGACACTATTTAATTCTATTTCTTGTACGGATTTCGAATCCTGGATGAGTTCGTCTAATATATTGGGAGAACCGTAGATACCGTTGTAATGATGTGTGATGAGAGGGACACAGAGATATAATTTTTTGCCTCCGTTGGTAATGGCATCATGCTCCACCACGAGTTCTCCCGAGCAGGGGGTAACATCTCCTCCTATATTGTGTATGTTGCTAAAAATATACACACTTTTGGAAACAAATCCCCGTTTCTGCGATTTTTTTACCAAGAATATATTGGGCCGGTTTTCTTTACCAACGACGGAATATTGAATGTTTCCCGAAAAAATACTGTTTATTTTCTGTGAAGGTAATTTGGGGAAATCATACAGTATATCTTGGTTAGAGTTCATTATATATTCGAATATATAATGGCCCGATATTTTTTATTTTAGGATGACCGTCGGACGAAAAATTTCGCGCGCGAAACTCTCCGCCGCATGTGTCATAGATCCCCCCTGTGTCGCGGGCGGTGGGGGCGAAAGTCCCAGAACATTTTCCAAGGCCGCCTTTGACTCATCCGCCAATGCCGAATTATTTACAAGTTGTTGTAATTTCTCGGTAGACATCTTTTCCATAGACAAGCGGTAATCTTTTTCGCTGTCTTCGCGGTCTTCGACGTTTTCAATGGCATTTATTTTAAGTTCGTCCAATTCAATCTTGCGTTGAGCGGTTGGATCTACCTCATTGCCTGTATATTTGACGGCAGATTCTTTTTTGAAAATAAGTTTAGTATCTGTGCCGGCGAACAAGCCTTTAATGTCGTCGGAAGCATGGTAAATTCGCGGTTTCATGTTGGGAGGATCAAAGAACCCGTCGTTTGCGCCCCCGTACGTTTTCTTGGGCGGTTTCAATTGAATACCCGACATGATTTTTTTCAACAGTTTATCTGCCCCAACAATCATGGCTTTCATACCCCCGACAGTAATCGGGGTAGTTGCGGGTTCTTTCGGTTTAACGTCGGGAATATCCAGGGTCATTTTGGGGAGATAGATGCCGTCGCCCATTTTTTCTATGGTGGCAGTGTAAGTTTGTTGCGGTTTCTCGTCGAGAGTGTCCAATGTCTTGAATTGTAACAGCTTTTCGTCTTGTTTCAATTCACCTGCCTCGGTTATTTTGAGCCTTTCGGGATAATACTTATCGAATGCCGATGACGTATCGCTCAATAATTTGGTGATGAATTCTCGGTAGAGAGCATTCTTCGTAAATGACTTATCCGCACTAGGTAAAAACTGGATCAAGGTCAAGAGTTTGTGTGAATTTTCGAGGTACTTGGTAATCGACAATGGTGTGTATGCCGGTTGGCGAGTACCCTTATTTCCCAGAACTTTAATTTGGAGGGTTTGTAACATTTTTTTGGAATAGTCAATTAAATTCTGAACGGAGAGTGGCTGGTAAGTCGCGGGACCCTTATTTTCGGGAACTTTAATTTGGAGGGTTTGTAACATTTTTTTGGAATGGTCAATTAAATTCTGAACGGAGAGTGGCTGGTAAGTCGCGGGACCCTTATTTTCGGGAACTTTAATTTGGAGGGTTTGTAACATTTTTTTGGAATGGTCAATTAAATTCTGGAATGAAAATGGCTGGTAAATCGTGGGACCCTTATTTCCCGGAACTTTAATTTGGAGGGTTTGTAACATTTTTTTGGAATGGTCAATTAAATGCTGGAATGAAAATGGCTGGTAAGTCGCGGGACCCTTGTTCTCGGCAGGTTCATTTTGATTTTGAGATGATGGACTAGGAGTGGGAGGCACGCTTGGTGATTGGTTTGATGACTGCCCGTTTCCCATGTTTATTACTTGATTTAATATAACAAGTAATCGTCTGGTATTATCATCGAGGTTTTCAGCATCACTACTTGGTGGGTCATACGGCTCATCCGGGAAGCCGGAAAACGATGATGTTGGTCTGGACACTGGTGAGGCGGTAGTGGTGTTAGCAGCAGTTTCTGTGTATTCTGATTCGGTACTACTTTGAACATCGTCTGGATCGTTACCACTTGAATCCGCCACTGTTGTACCTTTATTTTCCATAACAATAAATCTAAAAAGTTCCCCGAAATATATAATATAACATGAATTTCTTATCAATCTCCTACGTATGTGTTATGTGTTTCTA